TTTGCGCTACATGCCACTATCCGTCTTTTCCGATTTTAAACATAGGAACTTGTTTAAGTTATTGAAGTTATTTCCGATACGCCGGGATGGTTATTGTCAGGTTTTCATTTATTAGAAACCTTCTGCCGCACTCACAAATAATGTGTGTTTCTGTTACCCTTCTTACAGCTCTTGTAACTTCTTCGTGGGAGATATAAGGTTTTCCATTTATGTGTCCGTTTTCGATATCTCCTGTAAGGTGGTACTCTTTACCGACTTCTATTTCCTGTACATTCATTTTGTATAGTTTTGAGGTTTTCATATTTGTTTTATGCAGCGAGTGCTTCCAGTACATTATCATGGATACTGGCGAGCCATTTTGTTTAAGTTATTGAAGTTATTTCCGATACGCCGGGATGGTTATTGTCAGGTTTTCATTTATTAGAAACCTTCTGCCGCACTCACAAATAATGTGTGTTTCTGTTACCCTTCTTACAGCTCTTGTAACTTCTTCGTGGGAGATATAAGGTTTTCCATTTATGTGTCCGTTTTCGATATCTCCTGTAAGGTGGTACTCTTTACCGACTTCTATTTCCTGTACATTCATTTTGTATAGTTTTGAGGTTTTCATATTTGTTTTATGCAGCGAGTGCTTCCAGTACATTATCATGGATACTGGCGAGCCATTTCAGACTTTCAAATGCCGGATCGTCTTCGTATATTGTAATGGGGTTGCTTTCGGTTTCAACTTTAAGCGAGAGTTCTTTGCCGTCGTAACCGATTTCTATTGCCTGTCCTTCGTGGGGATCGTTGTCGTTATCGTACCAGATAACATAGGTCGGGTCGGTGGCATCACTGATGTCGAGTTTTGTCAGGTTGTTGTCTTCCAAGGCCGAGACGATGGAAGCCCGGATTTCGTTTCTAAGTGCTGAGATTCTTTTAGCGAAAGAGGGAGCCGGGGTATTTGAGTCTGGCGTAATTTCCGGTTCTAAGAAATGAGAGCCACTCCATTCGGCAGTGTCATTGACTCCTTCCATGTAGGCGTCGTATTCTTCTTGTGTACGGAATGTTTTCTCTTCAACCACTCCGCCATTATCCATCAACCATTTATCGGAAGGGATTTGACCAGTGGTTTCAAATTCTTTTACGGCATCTTCGCCGAATATTGCTGTTACTGTTATCATTGTATTGCATTTTTATCATGTAAATCATATCGTTAATAAATCTGAAATAATCTGCATAGGAACCATGTAAGTGGATAAAGTCGCTAACCTCAAACCGAGGGTTCAACTTTGACAACTCACAAAATTCAGATGACAAGTCATAAGAGAGCTTGGGCAGATAGCCACATTCTTCTATTGCGGTAATCAGCCCCGTGAATTTCACATATCCTTCATTGCGGTCAAGAATGGTTGCCCATGTATCAGCATACAGGAATCGTTCATTTTTGATGATGTTATTGAAATAATCAGGATATTTTTTCTGAAGTGCAGATAACGGCAAAGCCATATCTTCCGCATCAGGAAAACCGTGTGGACGAGAAAAAAGGTCAAAGAAATAAACATATATATCTTTACCGAGGATATATACCTGATTTTTCCGTTTTCGAAAGAGTATGGTAAAGGTCGGTTTTATTCCCTTCAAAGCCGAAGGCTTATGGATTTTAGGTTGCCCCCAAACCCGGTAAACATCTAATTCGACCTTCATCTATTTTCTAAAAAAGTTCACGTAAGATTTGTCGAGCGTGAACTCGACATAGAGGGGTGCGCCACAGCCCCAATAAGCGCCTCCTTTGTCATAGGCTCCGTCGATAGGAAGATAAACCCGGCGGCAGTAGATGCGCTGGCCGGTAACCCCGGAACGGTCACCGATGCTGGGACGTCCCATAGGAGCGCCCCGCCCGGTATCGACTTTACACAGCAATTCGTTGTACGTCTGTGTGCTGGGGCTGGGAATTGATTGCTTTTTGTTCTGTTTCATCTATTGTTTCTTTTAAATTGTTGATTTCATTGAAATTCCTTATTATTCCGTCTATTTTTACTGCATAGTTTATTCCTGCACCAAGCAATGTGTTACGGTAAATGGTGAGCCCCTTATAGGTATCGACCTTTTCAATTCCGTAGTAGGCATTGACCTGATATTCTTTTAATCCCTTCGGAACAGCCGGTTTTGAAAAACACGGGTCATAATCGGCAATCAATTTTTCGAGCCAGGTGGCGTGATATGTGCCGATTGTCCGGTCGAAGATTACTTCCGGACGTATGGAGTGAGGAGTTCGGCGTGTCATTATCAAGTACATAGGTGAGCTATAACGGTCGTATTTATGGCATCCCAGATAGCAGTCTCCCAGTTTGCAATACCTAAAATTCCCTTTGTTCGTTCTAAGTGCTTGAAAGCTGACCTCTCCACCGAAAAATTCCTTTGGTAATCCGGTTTGCCCGGTAAACTCACTATAAAAATGTTCGGGAATATGTTCGTGAGTGTATTCGGAATCCCTGAACATTTCTTGCGCCTGTTCGAGGGAGATTAGTTCAGGACGGACATACGGTAAATTGGATAAGCATTTGTCGAGTGCCTTATACACGATGTCACGAGTTTGCAGGTGAGCGGGCATCTGTTTGAACCAGTTGAAAGACGAACCATATTGCAGGCAGTATTCAACAAAATCGGGCGTCCAAATCGTTTTAGGAAATTCGGGATAGTCCCTGTCTTTACGAATAAATGCCTGACAAACAGATTTGGTGAACAGGTGTCTGTAGGAGTCATCGACAAGGTTGTAGCCATAACTTCCGGTAAACGAATCTATTGCCAGTATGAGGCGTTTAGAGGTCTGAAATTTTTTTGGCAAATCTTTGAAATTTCCGGCACTGACAGTTACTACCCGGTCGGCCATGGTATCGTCCATGCAGGCAAGCATGTGCGATTTTATAGGGTCAGAAAGCAGAGTGCTTATGTGCGTCTGGGAATTTTCCGCCATCGCTGCCATAAAGATTTCGTAGCAGTAATGCTTTTCAGGTATCAGGCTGAATTTCCGGGTAGCCATTTGTAAGTAGTATGGGCGCGATTTGTGTTTCAACGGGGTTATCAGGTCGATGTGTTCGGGTAAAAGTTTCGTATTGGCTAACAACCCATAATAAAATTGCCGGTTTTTGATTGCTGCCGGAACGAAGGTGAGGAATACCTGCACCATTTGGATATCGTTTGTGCCGGAATTATAATATCTTCCCCGACTGTTGTAACTTTGGCTATGACAGGAATAGGCATCATTTACCCCGGCATAGGCAAGTGATGTGTCCCATAATGTTTCAGGCATCAGATGTAAATACTTGATGCCTTTGTCGATGTCCGACACTATTTTTTTCAGCATGAGTTGACTTCTGTGCTCTGCCGGTACATCGGGAAAATTGCTGAGGTCCTTATTAACAGCAAAGTCTGATACTTCCTGCGTGCGCAGTCCTACCGGGATGCTGGAAAGTTCGAAAGACTGCCAACTATATGACTTTTCATTTTTCTTAATGATGCCAAGGATTATTTCGCCAGTGAGGTATTTGTGAGGCAGATGGTCGAGCAATTTAATGTCGCCTTCTTCAATACCGGCAGCCGCAATTTCGGGGGTAACAAGCTCTTCGGGCAGGTTGGCGATTGCCTTGTATATTTCTATATCCTTTTTCATTCTTTTATTGGTTTGAAAGGTGATTGACTGTGGTTATTAGTTTATCGCCCCGAAAGGCGTAATAGATTTTGTTTTCGGTGGCAGCTTTAGTTTGCATATCTTTCCAACTTTCGGAACGGGTTGTATGCACGGAATTTAATGAACCGTTTTCCGAGAGTTCGTACAGATTGATACCTTTGAAGGAATCTTCCCGACTGGAAAAGGTAATTTGTACGGCTGAAAGATGCTGGAAACCGTTTGAGGTTTTGAAGTGCCAACGACCTTCCATATAAAGAAAAAGCCAGGCATTGAGATTGGCATAGTCTTCGATGGTGTCGGCAAATTGCGGCAGATGCTTTCCTTTTTTCTCGCCATCGTCCCGGATTTCAGCCCGGCAGTTTACCGTGTCGCTTTGTCCTTTCCATTTCTTGTAGGGTGATGGTTGCAACGTGACCAGATTACCGAGGTTTATCAATGCTTCGACCCTGGCATCTGTGCTGTAGAATGTTCCCAATATCCGGGGAACGTCGTTGTATTGTTCCTCGTAGGGTACGGCGATGTACCTGACAACGCCATCGTTTTGAAGTTTTCCGATGTATAAATTCATATTTTCCTTTATTTTTATTGTGTAGATATTTCTCTAATCATTATTTCTGATATATCTATATTCAGTTTGGTATGTACTTTTATCTTTAAATTCTCAATATTATTTCTTTATCCATTTATCTTATTTAGAAGTCACCTATTCCTTTCCAATATGATTTTGGCAAAATCGGCAATATGTTCTCCATCAGATATTCGATATTTATGCGCTGGGAATAGCTATTCATATAAAAACGGTAAATGATGGGGTTGCAAGAGTCATTTGTCCTCTCCTGGCAAAAATTGGGAGGTAATTGCTTTTTATCCTTGAATAAAATCCTGCACGCTTGTTGTGCATTGTAGTTGTTGGTTTTCATCAGGTAGTTTATATCATGCAATACTTGCAAAGCATCGCTGTTTTCCTTTAGAAAGAGCAGAATCTGTTGTGTGCTATTTCCATTGTCCCTAGTCTTAAACTTGTAAGACGTGCCTCTTTGAATAGCTGCCGCTCGTTGCAATAATAGATCCTTGCAGTTTTCTTTAAAGTAGTATGTACATTTATATCCATGTTCATTGACTACCTCAGCAACGCACATATTAGTTTGTACCATGTTATACCGATTGCATTTAACTTTCCTGTCACCAAGATGTTCAGCATTATCTATTATGTTCGCTATCTCTTTCTTTAAAGATATTTTGCCCTTCATAATCTGTTCTTTTCTTGTTTTTAAGTACTATATATTTTTTATACCCGTGAGGCTCGACAATAACCGGTTTCAGGTTGAGTGTTTTCCTTTTTGGAAAGAACTCGTCTTTTTAGTTGTTTGTATATCAACATATTATAAAGAAAGCATTTCGTTGGCGTCAGCGAAATGGTTCTGCCTGACTCCTAACCAGAGTTATTTCCACATGCTTTATTCAGAGCCGAGGTTATCCGGTTATAGTGTTTCCGCAAGTACCAGTTAGGTTCGTTCTCTTCAAGCAAATTAGCCACTTCAATCAAAACTTTCAACAAATCCGGAGCGGCGCTAATCAGATTTGCATTTGCTTCGACTTCTTCTTCAGTCATGCCATAACCGGCAGGATAAAGGATTTCACAAAGAGGTTGGAAGTTGTTTCGAGTTACACCAACCAATCTTCCCGTACCTCCTCTTTTTATGGCTCTGTGCCACTGGCCTTTTGTGCCTTTGAATTGTTGTTGCTCCATAATTTTACGGGTTTAATGATTTAACTTACTTGTTGTGATCCCCACCGGATGTGAAAGTGTCCTTCATCGTCTTGTTCACGGCGGAAGAGCTTATAGATAATGTCGGGTGATATATCGAACTCGTCGAAGATTTCCGACTCTTCCATGACGGAACCGGTCTTGATAAATTCGTTGATACGTTCTTTGGTGAGTACGAGTGCCATCAGGTTTTGCTCGATAGAATCCTCATAGGTGAGGAAATGTACGTGCCGCATCCCTTCGGAGTCGAGGCGGATGAAACGGAAGTAGAATTGTTCCATGCGTGGGATGTTCCATTGCAGGGATTCAATAATGATGTCCTCGCAACTGGGAACATTAGCCGAACTTTTCAGGCTTTGCTGGGTGCAGACCAGTATCCCATTTTCTGTTTTTTCAAACTTATCGAGGATGCGCTGGCGTACTTTGAAATCGACGTTTCCCCGGATTACGAACAATGGACGTTCCGTGAATTTCCCCGACAAGTATTCCTTGTACATTCCCACGGCATCGAGAGAGGTACAACCAATGGCCACTTTACCGTGCATCTCGTATTTCAGCATTTGCTCTATCTTTTTCGCTTTCCGGGGATATTCTTCACCGTAGTAGCCTTTCATGTATTGAGGAACGGAACAGGCTTTAATCAGGAGCATTATTTGTCTGACCAAACGAAGTTGCGACTCTTTCTTCTTATCTTTCATCGGGTTGAAATAAAGATAGAGTATTTCATGGAACTTTTCGAGAATGGTCTTGTACACTTCCTTTTCTCCTTCACTGGGTTTGACCGTCCGGGTAACGATTTCGTATTTATCGCCTGCAAATTCCTTAAATTTGCGGGTAATAATGGTTTTGTTTATCAGTTCGGTCAGGTACTCCTGGTTGTAGATGTCCTGATTGTGTTTCTCGATGCCGAATACGGTAGCCTTACCCGGACAGAAACAAGATTTAAACAACGTAGCCCCCCTTCTCGCCGGGAATGGCTGGAGATAATAGGGATTCGTTTCTGTTTCGATTTCGCGTTCTTTGTTCTCGTAATAAACATCACGGGCATAGCAAATCATGTTGATGGAGTTGTTGTACATCAATTCAAACTGGCTGTATAATTCTCCGATATTGTTCCGGGTTGTGGTTCCGGTGGTGAGCAGCTTGTAACGCAAGCGTCGGAAGAGGCTAAGGGTTAAGCGGGTCCGTTTGGTTGCCGGGTTTGTAATCTCGTCGGATTCGTCGAAAAGCAGGCATACTTTCTGCGACCGCATTTTAAGGAAGCGTTTGAATGTTTTTTTCAAATCGTCCAACATTGTAAGAGACACCAGTACAAAAGTATCGCCCGATACATTACCGAGGTGTTCAGGTTTGGTTACCACGATGTATTTCTCGTTGTGACGTTCGAGGAAAGGAACCCATGTCAGGTGAATGGCAATGGCCGGGGCCAAAACGACAACTCCCTTCACCCGACCTTGTTCGTAAACGTGTTTACCGTAATAGTATGCCACAGCCGTTTTGCCACTGCCTTGCTGCCAGTTGAGCAGGTTATAGTGTTTCTGAAAAATTAGTCCCATATCATGCTGTTGCAATGGCGTGAAATGGCAGATTTCCATTTGCTTGTTGTAGAACGTCAGGGAACTGATTTTGGCATCGAGTTTGGATTGCCGTTCCATTTGAAGTGTTTCCCGGCTTTGAAGTTCGTAATCCTTTTTTTTGCGGGCTATAAACTTATGGGCAGCATCGTATTGTTTTTGGAGTGCCGGGGTTATATCAGGAGGTTCCGGTAGTTCGGATTGCCCGATGATGATTTGGTTCAAGGAAGCATATTTCAGTTCTACCCCGTCGAGCAGACGAGGCGCATAGCCTTTAAGCCGGAAACCGTAATTTGTTTTAACCAGTGCAATTTCTTTACGAGGAACAAAGTTCTGCCGTTTGATATAACCGTAAATAACGGAAAGGACTTTGCCGTATGTGAGTTTCTTTTTCTCCCATGCCTTCCGTTCTTCCGAAGTGCAGTTTTCAGGCGGTTTCTGGTTGTAAAATTTGGTAACAAGCGCAACGGCTTTGTCGTAATGTTTTCTCAAGTGCGGATGTACCTTTAACTCGTAGAGGTACTTTTTGAGCCGGAACTCGAAGGCTTCTCTTTCGGCTTTAATCTCGGTACTGGCTTCCTGATGAAGTTTGAGTTTCAGATTTTTGCGTATTTCCCTGGCTCCGGCAATGCGTTTTTTAAGCTCATCCATAGAGACAAATTCTTCGGCATTGTAGGGTTGCATGGTGATGTACTGCGAGGTCCGCATGAAAAGCATGATTTTGGTGTCGAAATTGTGAACGCCAGCCGAGGCAAAGGCATTAGGGTCCAACTTTGTCTGCCCGATAAAAGAAAAGTCATCATTTATCGTCCTGATTTTCGATTTATCCCAAAACTCACTCTGCAAAAATGAGCAAGGCACTATGAACATGAACAAGCCGGTTGGGTTGAGCATCCAATAGGCTTTGTTGATGTAATAGAACTGGGACAGTGTGCCATCAAAATCGAGGTTGAAAGGCGGATTACCGATTACAATATCGAATTTGACTTCGGATTCATAAGCCAGGATGTCGGCGGTTTTGATATTGGCATGAGGATATAAGTGCCGTGCCACCTTGACAGCGTTGCGGTCGATGTCGAAGCCATAAGCGTTATACTGGTTTGGTAAATGGTTGAAGAAGTTTCCCATGCCACAGCACATGTCTAAGATCAGTTCAGTAGGTTCGGGGGCTATTGCCTCTACCATTTGGCGACAGATTTCATGCGGGGTAAAGAATTGTCCCATTTCGATTTCTTTTTTCGCCTGTGCATATTCGTGGTAAGAAGGGTAATCTTCTTGCTTAAGGTGGTGCAAACCACCTATACCGGTGTAACAGTTGAAAATCATTTCTGCCGTTACCTGTGCTTTGCCGGTGTCGATGCTAAACAAGATTTTCTCATTTATTTCTGCCCGGCGGTTCTGCGGTATTTGTTGGGTGATTGTCTGGTACATCATTAATTGTCTTGAAAACTAACCTTGTTTAATAGCAGTCTTTTATAAGCGGCTTCGGCAGTTGCCTTTGAAGAAAAGCAAACGTCGATGCGTCCATTTTTGTAGAATTTCATTTTTTCGGCTTCTCCTGCCTGAATGGAATAGGGTTCGGTGATGTTCACGTAATTGGTATTGAATCCCGGAATGATGCGGGTACTTCCATTCAGGCTATCGTTACCGACCAATGCGATACCCTCGCAGAAGGTATTGAGTTCAGATGTGTAACTATAGCTTAGGTGATACTGTTGGTAGCTTTTGTAATAGAATTCATCGAACCGGATGACATCGTAAAAGATGATTTTATTGTTTTTAAGTTCAGGCATTTTCTTGTAGCGACTGAGTACTTTGTCACGGAAGCGACTAATAATTTCATCTTCGGCTGTCTCCCGGAAGCCACGGCCTCCCATGTGGTCAATCACCAAATCGACATAGGACAAATAACTGGGACGAAGTGTAACGGACATCTGTTCCCCGTCGGGCTCGTTTTGGGGGATACTCAGTGAGTAGGTGTTGTTAAAATAGGAAATAATGGTACGCCCGAACCGGTTGATTGCCCTGAAGCGTCGTTCTACCAGTTTGTTGAGTGTATCGAACGGACGGAACTCAAATTCGTGGTAATTGGACGGATAATTTTCAGAGGGTGAATACGGTGGATTGGTTTTCACTGTACCATTTTGGACAAAGGTTATACGATGGCTTTCCTTGTATTGCAGTACTTCCTGGAGAAAGAAATTGTACCATTTATCTATCTGGTCGAGTGAGGCGTCGAGCAAGCATTGCTGGCGTTCGCAAAACTCTTTATCGGGAAGAGAGATTTTCTCTTCGTTGTTGATTTGAATGTTATCGAATACGGCGAGTATGTCTATGCCGTTTGCCACTGTTGCTGTTTGTTCCATAATTATCTGTGATTAAAAATGAAGTGAGTTATAAATCGTATTAATATCGTCCTGCACATAGCCCATATAGATTAATGTGGTCTGTGGGTTTTTGTGATTGAGGATTTTCTGAATCAGCGAAAGCGCTTTCATCGTTCCCCCATTCGCCTCGAATGTGTTGCGGGCAAAAGTTTTGCGGAACGTGTGAGTGGAAAAGTGTTGTATCTTAACCTGATACCGGACCCGGAAATATTTCAACCGACGGTTGATGTACTCCCGTGAGAATGCCTTGCCTGTATGGGAGTTCCATATTACCGGCAGAGAGAGGTCGGGAGAACCGACCAGTTCGTACATTTGAGCGATGTTCTCAATAATTTCCTGATTGAACGTAATCAGGCGACTTTTCTTTGTTTTCTGTTCCATTTTTATCAATTCGCTTTGGTGGAGTATGTCTTTCCACGTTGTTGTGCGAACATCTGATATCCGGAACGCCGTGCAATATGAAACCTTACAATAGGCTTCCCACTTGTAGAGTTTATCCTTGTGAAGTCCGTCGAAGAGTTTCTTTAGTTCTTCAAAAGGAAGGTAGTCAGAGGTTGTTGCTTGTCCTTTACGTGCCATGGCCTTATAATTTAGCTTGCATGATCCGGGCTTCAATGACATCCCTGGCTGTTACTCTGTTTCTTTGATTGCCCCGGCGACGATTTATCATTGCCGCACTCCGCAGAATAGTGAGACAATCGTCGATACAGGTGATACACTCCAATGTTTTTTCGGTGTCGCAGCCGTCGTTTTTGCAAACTCTTGCCATAACACGTACTTCGTCAATAGTCATGTTGTTCAGACCGGGAAATTTTTGTTTTGCCATAGGAGTAATTTTTTAGGATAAAAAAAGGCGGTAAACTTCCGCTCACCGCCCGATTACATTTTATTTCTCTAAGTAGTTATTCTTTATCTTTCTCCTGTTTTTTTTCAGCATTTGACAAGGAAAAAATACAGAGGTATTTGGCTACCGAATATTCTGATTCAGAACCAAAGAATAAATTTATTTCTGTTAGGGCTTCTTTGAATCGGCCTTCATCCAACAAAGGCTGTATCTTTTTCATACATCTATTCCCTAATATGGTGTCTATATTGGCAATAATATTTTGAAGTAAGTTATAAATTGCCATCAATTGATTTGAGCTTAGAATATTCATTATTTTATTAAAACGATCTTTTTTCTTTTTCATGTTACGATTAGTTTTAGTTGTTTAATTTCCTTTGCATTAGCTGAACGACAGAGTTTGATGCAGGATACGCCCATTGATTTTTCCGCCTCTATCAGCATACCTTTGGACACCAAATCTTTGTACAATTCATGGATGTAGGTTTCGCAGGGATCACCGGAGGACACGCCGATGGTATGCTCAATTGTTTTTATGCGGATTTGGTTAGCAAGTTGTTCGACTACTTTCTGCTGCGGTTTGTAGAGGTTGCAACGCTTGGTTGAGAAAAAGGAAAGCAGTCGGGTTTGGATATAATCACGGTAGGTCTGCCGATAATATTCTATTTCCTGATGCCGATTGTACGGATAGACTTGTTCGTAGATGTCGGTACACCGATGTCTGAACGTGGTTCCTTTGGCGAGAATCGCTTCGATTTCGGGGATGCGGCTTTCTTCACAATAGCCGGAGAGGTCCATCGGGTGACAATAGAGGTCAGTAAACTCTTTGACAATGCCAGGACATTCGGTATATTTTATTGACTTGATTTCGTAACCGGCTTCGCTAAAGAGCCGACGAGCTTCAGCAAAGAAAGCATCTTCTTTTTCCTTAGACATGCCGGGGTGGTCACCACCCCAAACATAGCCGGAGTCAAGGCGGAAATAGACATTAACCAGCTTGGGGACATTGAGCAACTTAGCGGAATGTGTCAGGCTAATATCGACCTCGGCATCGTCCGGCTGGCGCATTATATCAATGTGCGTATTCAAAATGCCATACTGTTCAGCATATTTCTCGAAGTGGACGATTACCTCGTCGAATGTAGAAGCGCTGCAGACTGTATGCGTACCGATTTCGACGCCTTTATCCACATAAAGTTCGTACCATTTGTCCGTGTTGGCATCTGCTTCTTTTATTTCCACGGAAAATTCAATCCGTAGGGCACGGATTAGTTTTTCATATTCTGCTTTCATATTTTACAAGTTGTTTGGGTAAGAATAGAAAAGGCGATGAATGTTTGTTTTCACCGCCTTGCAATTATTTTCGCTTACTAATATTCAGGATTAATCAGTTCATCATGGCATTTATTATCTGAACGTATCGTTTTCCGAACTTCTGTTCGATATATCCGTCCATTGAACAAGTTTTTCCCTGATAGAGTGCTAATTCGGGTTGGTATTCGGGATCTCTTTTCCCAAATTCGTCATCCATCCCTATAATGTCTATCTGGTACATTCCCAACCATGAGAGTATCCCTTCCGTTTTTATCAGTTCAAAAAAAACAGCATCGGTTTCCCGGCATAACAGATGCTTTGCCTTCTGAAAAAGTGTATATCTGGAAAGTAGGTTTTCGAGAGCGACAATACCGGCACATTTCGTTTCGGCATATATGATGGAACAATACCGACCGTATTTTTCATGGATGTACATTATTTCCAGCCATGACAGACCACTCCACTGTTCGGGTATCTCTTCATTCAGAATTTCAAAAGCCTTTGTTTTTTTATACCCTTCGCCCCTGATAAAATATTCAAAGGATTGACCTTTGACTGTATGGGGAAATGTGTGTGGGAAAAACAGGATTTCTTTTTTCCGTTTTACTTTTACTACTTTCATATTGTTTCGTTGTTATAAGGCCATTCTAAGAGGCAGTGATTACAGATTGCTACTCCTTCGTCGTCGAGGATTTCAATATCGGTGCTTCCACATTCGGGACATACCGGGGTTGACTTGTTGTTTTCTTCCATGTTAGTTACAGTTTTCTTATTCTTATATAATTCTGTCAGATCAGCTTGTTGTCAGGAACTACTTTATAGCCCTTTACACCGGGCTTCATCGGAAGTGAGAAAGCCATGTTCCAGCAGCCAGTGGACGAGTATAATTAATCCCTCGACCTGCACATTCTCAATAGGTTCATCAAAGTCTTCGCCCGCTTCACCATTAAGGGTACATAGTAGCTCCGATTTCTCGTTTATGAAAAGGTCGTAAACCGTATTTCCTTCATAGCCTCCATAACAGCCATTGAATGTATTGCAAATTGCTACAATTGGTGAGTTTTGATACTCTTCCTCAATATTGGCATCACGATAACGGATACCCCGGTTGGTGTAAAATGTACCGATGATTCCATTTGCTTTTTTGACAGCTTCCCGGATGAGGGCGATTGTTTCTTTCCGTATCCTAACGATTTGTAATAGCCGGGAATCTTTTCTAATGCGGGCATACACTTCCTGTTCTATGTCATCAGAAACTTCGTCGAAAGGTGAAAAGCCATTGTATTCTTCAATGTATTTGTCTTCATCAAATTCGTACTCCCGACATATAATTCCCTGAACACGGAAAAATTCTTCACGTGCCAAAGTATGTATGGTATCATCATCGAAACTCTGCGGGAAATACAACGGGGCAAGGTATTGCAGCATCACCTCGTATAGGTTGTCAAAGGGAAATTCTTTTTTCATATTCTTTCTTTTATTATTAAATTCAATATCAATACTGCATTCTATTTGTCCGGATCTGCATAGTCCACGGTCTTTTCTCCCTTATTGAACAGAGAGTCGGGAGCCAGGTCATCTAAATTGTCCCGTACATATTCGACAGCCTCTTTTGCATCGGTGGCTTCGACTTCTACTGTCGCATTGTAAATCATTGTCAGGGTGACAACGAATTTCTTTTTGTCGTCCGTAGTAAGTTCTGTTACTGTTTCCATTTTCCAATACCCGTAATCGGAACCATCGCCGGGGTGAGCACCAAAATAATATCCTTCGGGGGCATAGTTCTCAAGGGTGTCTTCCAAATCTTCCAAAAGGGAAATAGCATCTTCACTGTTCCACCACTCTGCGTTGTCGTCTTCGACAGCATGAGCGGGTACGACATTCATCAGTTGAACGTATTCAGGAGTATCCCGAATGACATCCATGTACCGGGGAATCAAGTCCTGGAGCCGCATGGTCCCGTGTGACACGCTGGCATCGAGGTCGGCGTGAATCGTATTAAGCGTTTTTTCGTCGGTGAACATAAGATTATGATTTAATGAGACATAATGGAACCCAGATAGATGATTCTCCAAAATCTTCTATTGATTTGGCGTCGGCTTCAATCGGTTCACAGAGGGCGGCAATTGATTCGGGCTCGATTTCAAAGTATTTTTGAGATTCCGGCCATTGAACAGCCCGGAACATACTGTTTGCTTCCGGTTCTTTCCCGGTATGCTGCCGATATAAGTGTTCGGGAACGTATATTGCTCCATTATCCTCGCTATTGAAACACGGATAGCCTATATCGTTGTTTTCATAAAACGAAGTGTCTTCCGGAAATTCCACCAATACATAGCGTCCGGTGGGCTCTTCTTTTTTCCATGTGTTCTGACATGAGAAACATAGGAAGGTTTTGTCATACGAATTATACATGGACGCTTTCTTGCCACACTTAGGGCAAATATATTTGGGTATCCCGATGCTATCTTCAGCAATAATTTCCATACTTATCGAATATAGTTGTTCACAGTAATCATCGCCTAATTTGTCTGCCAACCTTGACATTTCGGAATCTGTAACGTTTGAAATATCAAATCCTTTCCCTTCCAAATCGTCACGGCAAATGTGGGAAATTGGGAAATAAGGGAGTTCGCCTGTTAATCTCGCGAGCAAATAATTTTCATCGGGTGTGGGGTTTGTTTTCTGCTCGAAATACTGGTGCAGGTCTTCTGTTAGTTGTCTATTCATTTTCGTATTCTTTATTATTCATTGATATTAACTGTTACTATATCACCCTGCGAGGAGGGTTTGTTTTATCCCAATGGATAAGTCACTAATGCTAATCATGGACTGTATCTCTTCATATTGAGTGCCGAGAAAATCCGCAAAAGCAAAGCATTGAGCCTCTATCTTTTCTTCAATGAGCTTTGTTCCGGCTTCATCTGTTATTTCGTAGTAGGCTTTTCGAAGGTCTTTGATTGGTTCTTCAAAGTCGCCAAAATCATAGTTTGCCGTGTGCATTTCGGATAGTAATTCGATTCGCTTGTTGTTCGGCAGCATGTAGTAAATCTTAGTTTTGAGATAGTTTAAGGCGATCTTGAAAATCCAATCTACGACAGTAGCAAAAGAGTCGTTTTCGTCAGGTGTTTGCAAAGGGACACCTTCATTGATATATGTCCAGTCATCTGCAAAGAACGATGAATCTGTTTTGCGAACAGAGACTTCAATTGTATAATTTTCATCGCGAAATTTGTTTTCTATATCGTCTATATCATAACGCATCCAAGCGAGTACGAATGAAATACCACCTTTAATACGACAGATATATACTGTACCATCATCTTTCGCTAACATCGGCTTTACACTATCCGCAATCCATTTTTGGGTATTTTCTTTTGTTGCTGTTCCCATGTATGTTCTTTTAATTAGTGTGTTTCAAAATAGAGAGGAGTAGCTCTTTTTTCGTCTACTTCAAATTCCTGCGAGAAATCATTATCGACGGTTTCAAGCCGTAATGTAAATCCCCGGTCGGTAAAGGATACGGTTATGTCTTGCATTTTATGCAAAGGAACCGATTCACACTCCAAGCATCTGGCAAAGAAATTGTTTGCCGCTTTGGTGTACTGGCTGGAAAATTCTATTGCTTTCATTCTTAAATTATAATGCAATTATTTAGTTCTGTTCATATTATATCTATAAGCGGTCTAAGAGTTCATATACATCAGTCAAAATAAACTCTTCAACACCAAAGTCGCATAGCGATTTAATACCATTTAAAGAGTTACAGTAGTAAAACAGCAAATCGTCCTGGTCATCTAATTCATTGTTTAGCTTGATTGTAACATCTGCGTGTGGACTGTTATCCAGATATTTTACGCAACAGGAGGCATAGAGAGGTTCTTCTTGCCTATGTTCCTTCAAGAATGCTTGAAACAACCTGTCAATCTTTTGCTGGAGGTGGTTTTTATTCTCTTCCAACATAAGGTAAAGTATATTTGCCAACTCCTCAGTGTGAAAGCTGTCTAACTCCAGCGTGAAGTTGTCACCATCGAAGTCGGTTCTCACCATCAGTTTTCCGTCTTCAAATACAAAAGATTCTATCACGCAATTGCTCCCGGTCTCCTCTACGGCTTTGTATGTTTGACCATTTACGGGTTCAACTTCTCCACCGAGCATCTGTACCAACAGAATCATCGACTTCTTTATCTTTTCGTGTTTCTCCTTAATCTCTGCTTTGAGAGACTGTATTTTTTCTATTTCGTTCATTGTTATCATTGATTTATGTGAGGTCGGAATAACCCTGCAATGCGATGTCAATCACTTGTTTTGTAAGGTCATCGTAGTAGGTTTTACCACTGTAAATAATGCGGTGCATGATTTGAATTTCCTGCTTTGTCATCTGAGATTTTTTACCACAAAACGGACATCGAGCTATTGTAACTAATTGACTATCTATAATTTTCTGCTGTACGATTTCGATGACAAAATATCCTTTTACGTTCTGTAGGTCTTGAAACGGTATCTCCGTTTTTTCATCGCCCGGACAGGGAAAATTGATGCCGAAAGAATAGCCGGATTTGTGTTCATGGCGTATGTAGAAATTAGTGTGTCCGACGAACAGTTCGCCCTCACCAAACAGATGCCGGGGTATGGCTATTTGAAAACCCCGTTCAAAATCGTCATAGTGTCCGAACAGTTTCTGGTGGTCCTCGTCGGGGAATGGGAAGCGATAACAAAAGTGGTATTTGGGGTCTAAATAGTTTTTGGGGTTATAGATTTCGCCTTTGCTTACTGCAAAGTGAATTTCCTTCTTCAGTTGATGGTAGGTGGTGTGATATAGATTTTCGCAGCACCCAAGATTAACTGTTCCGTAATTGGTATGTTTAATAGTTTCGCTCATAACTAAGTTGTGTTTATATAAAACGGACGTGTTGCCCTGAGGTGTTGAAATAACCGTCATTGCAATAGGCCGCAAATTTGTCGGGAGTGAGTTTTTGGGTTGGTTCGTCCTCGTCCCAGTTGTTTTCGTAATCGGCCAGAATTTCCTCGTCGGTTACGTTACGTTCGAGACGTGATGCCGGGAAAACGTAGGCAAAAAGTTCTTTGTCAGGTACAACGGATGATGAGTTACGCCGTTCGCCGCCGTTATATACTTCACAGGCCCGATTCACCAGTAATGTCCGGCTATGCACGGAGAGTTCAGCATAGAATTTCTCGGCTGCACCGTACACCGTAGGATGGGTGGCTGCACACCATTTTTCCCAGAAGTGTGGGTAACCAACGGAAGCGAATACGATGCGACATTCTTCCTCGCACCAAGCGTTCCACATATAGTAGAAGAAGCTACTGACTATATTTTCTGATGTTCTCATATTGAAATTTGATTTTATATTTTGCTTTTTTCAATCCACCCAGAAAGTTCTGCAATGAGGACAACGGTTCCCGCACGGGAAATTGTTATCGTAATAAACATCCCGGTGACGGTTCATATTCATATCCCCCGCAGAACAGCCGCCAGCCTTGAATGTTGCCGTGTATTTGGCTTCCTGTTGCACGTGGGCGGTCATTTTACTCGACTTAATAGACTTTTTGATTGGTTGCGTTCCCAGTTCCCACCGGGTGCTGTCACACCAATCATGGCACATGCCGCAGACTTCAGAAGCATAGGAATAGTGTACTTGAGAGTCAACAAACAAGTTATCCCGGTTGAAAGGAAGGGTAATATCTAAGGGCAAAGTGGTGTCGAAGCCTGAACCGTTGTGGCTATCGGCAACAGCAACCACGACGTCTCCATGAAAACGGATTGTTTTGAAATCTTTGTTTTCATCGCTATTGACAAGTTCGTTGAACATTGCATTGAAGTAGATGCGCAATTCTCCACCATAGCTGGCGTTTTCTACGAGTTCGGAAATACGGTCATCGAATTGTCCTTTTTTGAGTTTGAGGGCTCTCCGGATTTTATAACAAGCCATCGCTTCTGATTCTCCCCGGTAACTTCCGCACCAACTATCGTGATAGCCGTCAATTTCGACACCAAGAGAGTAGAACATGTTGGTTGTGCTGGTATTCTTAATAAGGTCTGTTACCGGATCTGTATCGTTCCGTTCGTAGAGCAAATCACGAATTTCGTCTTCATGGGCATCAAATTCTTTCTCACGGTTATCGGCTGACATTTTTTTGCGGATATTGTCGAGCTCTTCATTATGATACTGTATTTCCTGCTCTCCAAACCAGTCATCTATTTTTTCGTATAGAGGGACGAGGTTGTTGGCTTTCAAACATTTTTGTTGAAGGTCTTCATGTTCATCCAAGTCATCTTGGTAATCGACATAATAGAGGCTGACTCTGGACGGAATATAGGGTAATATTGCTGCTTCCATAGACTACATATTTAGGGCTTGTTTGACGTTGTTGATTCTGGACTTGGAGAATATCCAGCCGGGACCGCAGGAAAGGCGGCCATTGAATGAACCTCCAAGATCACTTAGCTTTTCCTTTATCGGCTTGGTATCTCCGATAATGGCAAAGGATTTTTCAGAATAGTCAATTAGTTCCAATCCTTGCGCAGAGATGGTTTTATAGGTAGGTTTATTGGTTTTTACAGGTTTGGCTTCTTCTTTAATTTCGGGGGAATAATCCTTTTTGTATGTCCGTTGATGTACTAAAGTCGATGCTGTATTTTCTTTTTCTACTACATAATCTTCCATTTGATACTCTTTGCCTAACTCTTTGTTGAGCAGTTCGAGTTCCTGGCTCCGAACAGCATCGCTGATATTTCTACTGGTAGAAATATAGCCTATGCCACCGTAACGCTGATTGAATGGAGTGTTAATCGAATATGAGGAGTCGCTCATTCCATCCCAGCCTTCATCTTTAAAGAGGTGGGTTATCTCGCTTACTTGTTGCTCTGTCGGTCCATCTTCCCAACTAACCGTATAAGAATTGTAGTGATATTTTTTCACGGAGAATTTTGTCGCTGGAAATTTTACTTTGAGTAAGGTGCGAAGATTGTTTGCGGCAGTCTTTTGGTCGTACTTATCTGTGGTAACCGTTAGGAAACTGTACTCTTTTTCGATACGTGCTATTTCTTCATTTCGTAACCGGGTGGTTTCTTCCTCCTTTTTGATGCGCTCTTCTTCGGCTTTTTCTCTGGCTATACGCAGAAGTTCGTTGACCTTATCACAGTCGGCTTTCATGGATACCCGGTAATGCGATAACAAACCTGTGTAGCGCATATAATCGTAGCCTTGGGCATCCGCTGTAATAGCACGCCCGGATGGTGTACGTATGAGCGTGAAATGGGTATAGAAGGTTTCTTGTTCAAATGGGGAAAAACTACAATTCTCACGATCTTCTGCAATATCATCCGAATAGCTGCCACCTTTGTCTTTCAACAGGTTTGTATTATCGAGATATTCCAGAGAGTCAAACTCTTTTTCGCTCACGTCTATCACATCAATAACTTTACCCAATTGCAGATATTCCTTGCAATCCTTCTCCATTTGCAAATGGGTTTCAAGCATATCTGTCAGGTCTTGGTGTTTTGACCCTTTTAAATAACAGTATATGAAATCGCCAACCGAAATCTGTCCGGCAGTTTTAGGCTTGTTTTTCTCGGCTTGTTCCCGGTATTTCAAATAGTTGTCCGATACTGGGCGAGGCATGAATATGGGGTCTCCTTTTTCACTGGTTCCATCGAACCAATAAATACGCTCCCATTGATTAAACGTCTCGTTGATGTTCGTTTTTAACAGCGTTTTCATAGTTTCACTGTCCAAACCTCCGATATTGCAGTTACCGCTCATCAAAAAGCAGCATCCATTACCCCACGAGCCTTGTGTTATGCCCAGGTTGTGCCCTTTGAGAACCAGTGTGCCATTATCGAAATTCAGATAATACCGTTTTCTTTTGTGTGCAAAGATTATCCGACCCTCTATGATGGAATCGACGATTATTTCACTGATGCTGGTTGCAGCAAAACTGTTTACCTTTATAATGGTGAGCTTGTCACCGGCTTTGACTTGTTCAATCATATCAATACTCTATTTATAGTCCTAATTGAAAGGACTTTAGTTGTTATAATTAGTAGGTAAATTGGACTGTAACGTCTAACGATTGCACAGACTCATAAACTCTTCGGTCAGTTCGTCCCGTTCATAAACATCGCAATTGAGGTCAAAGAACATACCTGATGCAGCAAGCAGATTATAGCTATCTTCATAGCTGATGCGATTGTCCGGGTGGTATTTCTCAATCATGGCCCAATGTTTTTGTTCTGCGGCATCATGTACTCTCTCTTTATAGGTTTTATACCACCCCGGAAATTTTTCTTTGGGTATTTTGTACTCGACTTGCAGGTCACGGTATCGTCCTGGAGGCAGCAAGAGGTGTTTGTCTATATAGGCTTTGACTTCACCGATAAGACCTTCCTTGTTAAAGGGACGATGGGAACGCGCAATGAAATAAATATCATCTCCTGTATAAGGATGGGTAAATTTGACATGCACACCGCGTTTTTCAACATGCGCAACGATGAAAATCAGAAAGTCTTCATGTTTTTGCCGGTCTGCCTCTTTGTAAGAATGGGGGAAGATATGCAAATAAAAGTCCTGCCTTAGCCCACGAAGGAACCTTTCAAGCTGAACACACCGCTGATGAAATATAAAAGTTCCTCGCCGACACTGGCCTCCCCGTACATCATGGTAATAGTACCTATACTGTTTTTGTGTACAGGCAAATTGGTCCGGCACATCGTAGTATGTCCGATACGTTCTGTCATTTCGGCAGAAGTCGTATATTTCTTGAAAGGTTCTCATTGATTTACAGTTTTTCCGGTTTGCCGTCGTCAATTACCCGGTAGAATTCATCCCCGTCAGCCCATTTCCTTGCTGCAATATTCAGCTCAAAGGCTTCCTCCATAGACAGCCCTCTGGCAGGTGTGACTGCAAGAAGTTCACCCATGCAAACTTCGCTTTTGTGATATTCTGCCTGAATTTCCTTTAAGGTCAGTTTGTCGCCTGATAATTTCGCTTTTTCTTTATTTACTTTCTTCATCGTTTTTTTCTGAATTTAATCGGTTATGAAATAAATAGTCTTTGAGTGCTTGTTTTTCAGATACAAGGTTGTGAGAGGAGCATCGGACGGTCTGAACGCCAGCCAATCCGGTTGATTATTCGGAGTGCAATCGCACCATTCTGCGTAATCACACTCCGGCAATATTGAAATCAGATAGTCTGTTTTAGGGTCGTTATAGGGAACTGCATTAAGTTTCAATTCTCCTTTTTCAATCTGTTCACAGATATTTATCGAGTCTTGCAAAAATACTTGCATACTATACTTTGTTAGGGATTTATGAATTGGAATACTTCGGGATTATGCTGATAGAGAAGGGCTAAGTCGGCGATAACCATAGGGTAATTTACAAACCCGCTTTGGCGTTGATAATTTGCGTTTTTAGCCAGTCCATTCTCTTCGAGAAATCGCAATGCGTCGGGGTGGTTGTTGCAATCTACAAATGTACGGTCCGGTAATCCAAAGGCATCCGGATCACCAAGGTTAGTAGTAAGAGATTCATAGTCGTCTGAATTTCTGGGGTTCACCACATGAATAGCCAGCCAACCATTTTCGTAAATGGCAGGTTCTACACGAACTTTACGACCTTTGTATTTGTAGATTTTCTTTCTATAAGATTCATCGGGGGAAATGATTTCAAATTCATCTTCTCCTTTTGTGAAGGATAACATCGGGTTATCCACGCAGTAATATGTTTCTTCATCTTTCCGGCATAGATAGGTACAATTGTCTGATTTGATGATTGCAAATTCAAAATTCATATTCGTTGTTGTTTGATTGTTAATATTTCGTAGGATTGTTCCGGTGATTAGGTATGGGTTTGCCATCCTTTTGTCGGAACTAACTGCACGCACATTGATTCATCGGGAGTACCGTGATAGACTAAACCGCCCACAATTCCTTCTCGCCCATCAGGATAGCGTTGCACAAACAGAAATGAAAGTGGAGCAAAATCCCTGTGTAACTCAATCTCGCAAGGATGGTCAGGATTGTTGGTTTCCCAGCTTTTTAATTTGTCAAGGCACTTTTGCAGTGTAGGATCGTTGGTTTCTTTGGCATGTTTCATTGCTTCGTCATACCGTTCCTGGCAAAATATTTTCATGGTGTTTTATATTAAATGGTGAGTACTTATTAATCTTCATCGAAGAAGTTGGTGCGGAAAATCAGGTCTTTTAGCAGGCTCGCGTCATCGCAAATTGACTTAAAGCCGGAGGCCAAGTTCATCAGCTTTTCCTTATCCTTGGCGTACACGCAGAACATACCGCATTCGGAATCATACACCAGCTTCGAGTCATTTTCCGACGTCGTTCCATTAAAAAAACTTATTTTCAGAGGTGTTGAACCTATTATCTGATTGAAGGGCTCGTCCGGCATTTTTTCTGATATAAACTTTTTGATTAACGCCTCGAAGTCGTACCCGTTTCCTTCGGGATCATTCGGCGTTTTTCGACATTCATGGAAAGTCTTTTCGTATTTGTTGCCCTCGTGCAAACACAAGGAGTACAAGCCGTTTTCGTGATCGAAGATGTGAAACGGAACTATTGATTTGTTAAATTTAATCAGTTCTGTTTTCGGAGAAGGTTGTTTTTTACTTGTTGTCATATTATTCGTCTATTAAAAAAATGAATTCTGCACAGTTTCCGGGCAAAGTACCGGCATCGTTGCGCCGGTAAAAGCCTTCGGTTTCAAAGTTCACACTGACCGGACGGCCTTCTGCTGTTTCCAGAAAATCGTTTATTTGCTTTTCTTCTTCTTCACTCAGACCTGTATGGTCATCGTTTACAAGAGCACAAGCCCAATAAACCGGTAAGAGATATGTAACAGGACGCGCCATGTTTGATTATTCTTAGAATGTAAATCCCACGTAAACTTCTGTTTCACCCTTGCACAGCCGTTCATGGTTCACATCATCGTACTTATGGGTGCTGAACTTTTTTTCTGACGGGACATATCCACCTCTGACCCATACCGGGGCCGTTTCGGAATCTTTCAGGCGGAAGAATTCTCCCTTTTTAAGTTCACCGATGCTTTTCGTGTCAGAAGGTTCATGGGGACTTTCTTCATCGTAGGCAATCCGTATGATTTTCTTCACTTCCCGAATAGGTAGTTTAAATTCTTCGTCGGTGACATAGTAAGCAACCTGATTATCGACGGCTCCAGCTTCGCCGGAGACCTCAGCATCAAATAACCCGTCTTGCTCCAAAGTTTTTTGCAGCGATTCGGTGGCAATTCGGATACAACCGATTGTGCCGTCCATCTCGATATAAGCGGAGGGATATTCCACTCCCTTATAAGTTATCGGGTCTGAATTTTTCATATCAATAAGTATAAACTTCCAAATATTCAGATTCGTACACCTCAAAATTGTAGAGGTTTTCTTCATCGCTGGCAAGGTTTTGCCAGTAGTCGTTCACGAAGGAAAGAATGATTTCCAGGCAGGCTTTTGTTTTACGCTGGAGCAAATTTATCGCCCGGCCTTTCCAGTCGCCGCTTTCGGCAAGTTCTTGTAATTGTTCTTCGCTCATATTCATGTTTTTTTTGCCATTTCTTTGAAGAGTAGGCGGTCGCAATACATTTCGGTTTAAATTTCTTTTTATTTATAATTGTTATGTTTGAGGGTAAATAATGTGATTACCAACCGGGGACATGTCTTTATCTGTTTGATGAATGCTCTTCTGGTTGAATCTGAGGCAACGGCTTATGAGCCATGCCTCAGATTTATTGAAGAAGACCATCTGAATTGTATTGGTCCCTCACATTGTGCCTGCCAGGCAGGAAAATGGTTTATTTGTCTTTACGCCATGCTGCCATCTTTTTCTTGATGTTGATGTTGTTATCACTCAACATTTTCTTCAAGACCGCAAGCAAACGCCAGCCTTCACCATCTTTATACTCCTCAGCCTTTGCTGAGATGAAAGCAAGTGACTGATATTTATCCAGTCGCTTGCCGTTATCATCAATGGCTATGCAGTTATGGAAACGGATAAGGTTCTGCATCGTAAAGAACGCACCAGTACCCTTGTAGGCATCTACCCATGCTTGGCTTTGAGGGGTGTCGTGCAGCATCCTGACGCGCATATTGTTGAACTCTTTTGCAGCATTGTAAAGCTGGGTAGCATTCTTCACTCGCTTGATACGTGTTACCGCCATGTGTAACGGGTTGTATAATTTAACCTGTAAATCTGACACGAAAATGTTACGATTGCAGATACGCTTGTAAGGAATCCCTTTGCATTTCCTTTCTTTCAGAGCATCCACACGCTTCTTGAGCTGTACTATGTAATCATTTGCCATGTCCGCAACTGTGTCTGCATTGAACCAACGATTACGGTCTATGAAATTTACAGTATCCCGTCCCTCCATTTTCATCTGGGCGTGCAACTCGTCCATCAGCATCTTCCATTGATATTCGTAGCCCAAACGGTGAATCATATTCGTCACACCGATTGGCTCTTTAGAGCGATATGGCGTATAGGACATCATGTAAAACATTTTTGCCATAACCCAGCGACGGAAGAGGCGGGGATTTGGTACTGTGCCTTGGGAGATGATTTGGTCGAAAATCGGGTCATTGTCCTCCAGAATAGCAAGTTTGCCATCCCTATTGGATGCGACATAATCACCGCCATTAGCACCCTGCATCGCAAACAGACTACTTACGTCCGCACCGGCGTTACGAAGTGCTTCAATACGTTCCTGCGCTGTTTTAGAAGGTTTAGGTGATGCAGCCTGACCAACTACTGCCGGGTACACAATACCCAGCCCTGAATCCTTACCAACGACAGTTGCCACGGTAGTAAATTCTTTTCCCGCAATTGCGAACTCTGCACCGCATTGGGAACACACTACTTTTGTTTCTTTTTTCTTCTTGTTCATTTTTAAACTATTAAATGATTAATTACAATCGGGCTCAACCCAACTTTTGAGTATCACTAAGTCTTTATCTACCTTACTTTGCCAGAACCATTTGCCCATCTTTTCAGTATCCCATTTGAAACCGTCCAGTATCTGACAGAGAACGTATAACTCCAATTCTATTTGCACTTTGTCACGACGTTCACCGAAAAGCATATCGTCATCACTTAGGCTTTTTTCTGGGAGTGACATGAAATACAGATGCGATTTGCTTTCACTACGCTCGGAAGGAACCGAGTGCTTATAGCGACAATACAATTCTTCTACGTTCGTAAAGAATTCATCTTCGTTACAACTTGGTACGCCCAGCTCGCCTTCATATTCGCCATTCCGTATGACGTATTTGCCATTCACTTTCAAACTTCTGGACTGAAAATCAACCATGAAGTTTGCGCCGTCCTCAACGGCTTGGATGGACTCTTTATAGATATTATTCATATTCGCTATTAGTTGTTAATTTATTTGCACTCAAATCATTGACGCATTACTTTATGATTCTGATAAATACAGGATACAAATGAAATCCTGTATGTTGAACTTGATTTCTTGTACAATACTGGCTGCGTTACCATTTTTTTTCTTGGCTTCATTTAGGATGGCACATGACTTTAATTATTTGATATGAGCCGCATGTGTGCTGGCCTAAAGGTCATCTACAGCGATAGCCGGAGATGACGTGGTGGCCCGCAATTAAATGCTGGCAACATTGAAATCCTAACCTCAACTTTTTTTCACTTTGTGCTAAGTTTTATATTTTTTTTTCAAAATCGTTATCATTCAGTCTCACTTAGGACGGCACATCACTTTAATTAATTGATATGTCCAGCTATTCTACTGGCGGACCTGAGCTACCATCTTGATAGAAGATGGTAAAGATCAGGTCCCCAGTAGTTTCAGGCTGGATCATTAAAGCCCTAATCTTGACTTTTTTTTACCCTGTGCTGAGTTTTTTTTTTCGTGATTCTCAAAATACCGGCACATTCCTCTACTTTTTCGATGTTTGCCATGGCTGTAAGCCGGAGCGGCGCCGTCGTAGGACAGTCGGGAATACGACGGCGCCGAGGGGCTTATTAAGCACGGCACACTAATTACTATCCCTTGAATCACCATACTTCTGTGCTGAAAAAACAAGTTCTCATAATACTGACACATTGCTTTATACTCTCGATGTTGCCCGCGTATTCCAGCTCAGAAGAGTCTGAAGGCGGTGGGTTAACGGCCTTCAAGACTCTGAAAGCTGGATTCCTCACGCGGACTACTTAATTGTTATTCCTTGAACTTTATTACTGATGTGTTTCAGTTTCAATATGGGTGTCAGACAGGTGGCACACTCCTTTAGCTTCTCGATACATTGCTGGTGGAACCAGAACCGTTCGATCCTAACCGGTTGTTAGACCGGTTAAGATCGTTCAGGCTCTGGTATGCAAACCAGCAACATTAAATTTCTGCCCCTTCATCCCTTTTCACCGTGTGCTCGGCATATCCTATAAGGATGCGACCAAAGTATTATACACAGCCCTACTTGTTAGCATGGCATTCTGCATACAGCCAATTGTCAGATAACCGGTAATGTTACCAGTCTTGGCACGGTTGGCTTTCACGTTACGTCCTCGTCCCCGGACTATACAACCGTTACTCTTAGTTTTGACGTATCCCAAGCCACCCACTTTGCGCTTTCCTGTTTCTACAGCTCTCAAACAGTCCATTACAAATTTGTTCAGTTCGTCAAGGTCATGTTTGACATTACAAACAGGTAGAATTTGTGTAGCCCAACTGAACTCGCCATTACCCCTATACAAGTATCGGTTCACTGAGTTAATAGCTTTTGCCAATGTTGTGTTGGGATTGCGAATAGTTCTTGCCTCAATTTCTTTCTGGAAGGTCTTGATGCGACCGGAAGACAGCGAAATCAGACTTCCCTTGATGCTAAATCCCAGAAACTTGAACCACTTATCAGCACTTAAATACTCTACTTTCTTCGGATTGAGCTTCATGGATTTCTCGCCAAGTCGTATTTCCAGTACACTCATTGCTTTTTCATAATCTTCACCGGCAAATAGCATGTCATCTGAATATCGCTTGTAGTCGCCATCCATCTGTGATAGTTCTTGGTCGAGGTCATACAAAATTACATCAGCCAACCAACTGGCTACCGGACACCCTTGTTTCAAAGACTGGTATGCGCTCTGGAGATTGTTTTCTTCATCGAAATACAAGTCAGAGTGATAGTATTTTCTTAGCACATCAATCAAAGCGGAATGACCATGTTTTGCTTCTACCTTGTCAAATTCCTCATCAATATATTTAAGTGGAACGCTATCGAAATACTTGCTCAGGTCTGACTTCCATCCTAAAAAGCCATTTTTTGCGGTATTCGCAATTTTATGGCTAATCTCTGTTACGACCTTGCCGCAACCAATCCCTGTTTGATAGGATTTACACGACTCGTGGATCATCTCCGGCATCAGTTCGAACAACAGGTCGTTAGCGATACTCAGTATCACCCGGTCAATAGGCTCGTTCACATATACCGTGCGGAACTCACCATTGTCTTTCGGTATCTGGGCGGTGTGCGGGGGCGAAATCTCGTACTTCCCTTTTAGTATGGCATCTGCAATTTTTACTCTGATGTGTTCATCAGTCAATAATATAAGCTGATCCTTACGAATATCTTTGAATACACCTTTCTCAATCGCTTTCGTCCATCTGTCGATGTCGAAAAACATTTGTAGAATTTTATCCATCATAATTCAAAATTTGATTATTCGTCGTATTATTTTTTAGTGAGTTTCTCTTTGAGCGAGTTTGTCAGTTGGTCGCCATATTCATAGCCGTAGAAAAATGTTAGTGACTCGTATTGCTCCAGCTTTTCCTTGCTTGTGAAATACCCGTACCAAATCGCATCGCACATCGTATGTCTGTTGGTCTGCCGGAGAACGACGTAGTTTTCGCCTAACCATGCAAATCGACGAAGCACTTTTGTTTCTATAACGTCATAATGGGTTGGAGCTTGCCAATTAAGACGGTCTATATCACTGACATTTGGGGGCATTTTGGCTTCTATCCATGTTGAGAACCCCTCTTTGGTTACACCTGGAATCTGCTTTTTGACGGCTGCCCATTCAGAATCATGCGTTTCTTCAAGGGTTGGAAAACTTTCAGGATAGAGTTCACGGTCGTTTCCATCTCTGAGTTGTTCGTTCCAGTTCTTATCGCAGACAATAATCTCAACGGCTTTACTGAGGTGACAGTCCGGTTCGCAGCATCCATACGGGGCGTCACACAGGGCACTCCAAAGGCGGTCGCAGCAACTCATGTCCCGCCCTACATATCGTTTGGGACTACCTTCTTCTGTCTGGACTTTCCATACTTCAAGGTAAACACCGTATTCAATATGGTGAAGCCTTACTTTTATCGTTTTCTTGTCTTCTGGCATTGTTATTCTGTTTTTTGATTGGTAAATTCTTCTTCCTTAATCGAGAGAGCCACCATCCAGACAATGTACATGATAGCTATTTTTCGAGAGGGCAATTCGGGATTATCACAGAGGCTTTTTACGGCATTGAACAGTTGTTCATCCGTGACTTCTGCAAGTTGTTTTTGCACATACTTTTTGTCAGCAATTACAGAACAGGCATCGTCTCCGCTTCTGGATTCCGGGACGGATTCTATATCGCTACGGGTTAATCCGATTTCACGGTACAGATAGTCGAGGTAGTAATAGTTAAGCCTGCTCATACTCTTCGTCATATTTAATTTTCAACTTCTTGCATATTTCTTTGATACTATATCCGCCACTATAATCCGTTCCGAATAGTTCGCCACTTCCAAAATAGCTGATGAAATCACTCACCCGTTGGCACATTGTTAGCTCTTTCCATTCTTCCCAGCTACTTCCAAGGAAATCCATAAATGATTTAAGGTGTTTTACACCCCAGTCTTTCGTGAAGATTTCGTCGAGCGTTTTTTCATCTACCCAGCCGTAGCTATATCGTGTACTGCCCGGAGGACATTCACACTGGTAAATACACTGCCAGCTTTTCTGTTCAGGTTTCCACCGCATAAGCAGACCGTATTCAAAAAGGCTGGTAGCTTTATTGACATCGGTCCCGTGAAAGGTCGTATTGTAACTCGTCATAATCTCATTTTTTATTGTTGTAATTAGATTAGTTGATATTAGTTTGCATCGGTTAAACTCAATGCGTTTTTTTTCGTAGGGGCATGAAAAAGCCGAGATTCAGGCAGAATCCCGGCAGAAACAGAAAAGACATAAATCGTTATATATTATATCTTTACTGTGTAGTTAGAAGCCGAAACATGGCACTCGTGGGCAGGTAAAAATAAAGTAGGCAGCTACCGCTATACACAATAATCCCGTCACAAACACGATGTTTGAAATCTGGTCTTCGAACTTCTTGATAAAACAATAGATTTTTTTCATGGCTTTGGTTTTTAAAGTTACTTGATTTTTGCGGGTTTATTCTCAAATCACTGGTTGATAAGCGCCTATCCAGTCAGAAAACGCTTCTGTAAAGCAGTCCATCGGCAATTCATAGATTTTGCAACATTGATTTTTGACCTTACGGCGAACCCCTTCGATTTTTTGTGCGATGTGAGGCGCTTTGGGAGATGCCGGTACATGCCATTTTCCGTAATAAGTAGCGATATATTCACGTTGCATTTCATTGTTTTTATAGCAGCAAACCAGCACTGCCGGGTTTTCACCAGAGAGTTCGCCTGAAGCGATAAGTCCGTTAAGCGTACCTTTGGCACTCTTAAAGTTCACGAAGCACCCAAGACTTTTTGTGCGTTCGATATTAAATATTTCTACCATATTGAGTTGTTTAAAAATTGGCATAATCTTTTCACTTCTTCCGTTCTCGTCAGGATAACAGCGGGGCGTAGCTCACCCAGTTAAGTGTGATTTATGCAACCCTGTTGCACTACGCCAGCCGTGTTATTTCAGAGGTGGGACGGGCGTCATCACGACGCAAAGAAGTAAAGTTGAAGTTTATTTGAAGTGTGGACTATTCAGGGTACAATCCTGACAAAGTGTATATTAAAGCCCGTGAGAAACCGCCGGAAAAATGACATACATTACACGTTGCCACATAAGAATGGCATATAAAAAGTAGCAGATAGCAGGCATATTCCAGCCCACTACCTGCATACTGACCAGCTTGTCTGACCGCTTCCGTGCAGTGGTGCTACGGTTACAGTGACTTGCGGTTGCCTGGTCGCTTTTTTTTAGTCGCAATTATCCCCCTATCTGAATGCTGGGAACTCTGGCGGGTGTGAGTAAATTCATGGACTTGTTTGCCACGAAAGTACATTCAAACCCATGCTTTTGCGGCTTTTTATGTGCGCTCCTTTGTTGCCCTTCCTCAAACATCTTCGATTTATAAGGACGTGAATAATTGGGCATCGGGGCGGGTTTGCGGTCGCACACCTTTGGCGCAAACAATTTGTTCCATGTCTGTTTCCAGTTCTCCCATGTCAGCGGAGATACTGCCCCGTTGCGGACGTGTAAAACAGTGCCCCGCTTCATGGCAGCCCCGATGATTTGCCCCAGAAGTTTTGACGCTTTACGCAGGTATAACACTTCCGCACCATCCGGGGAAATTGTTACGAAATATTGCGTTTCCGCAGGGTTAATTTCGGGCATAGTTACCCTATACAACCGACAATAATTGTCGAGAATATCTTTAGCTTTCATTGCTTTACTGTTTTTTGATTGTGAAAATTTACATCCGAAACCACTTCACGTTAGGGCGTACTTCTCCCGTAATTTCGCCGGGAAAAAATTTTTGCGTAACATTTTAATGCAGTATGTACACAAAAAAAGCAAACACAGGTGAGATGAGCAGGTATAAAAAAGCAGACCGCACCTTTTTGGGTACGGTCTGCATGAGGCAAACGGCTTGTTTTTAAACAGCGGGTGCGGCTACCATTGCAGCGGATGCAGTGGGAACAAAAGCCGTTCCCGTTGCCGTTTTGACTGTTTTGCGCTTGGCTTGTGTCGCTTTTTCGGTTGTTTCGCTTTGCGTTGCATCCAAACTTTCTGCTTTTTTAACAATCATGCGCAGATACTCACATTGCGACAAAATCGCTTTTGAATGCTGATAGATGGCAGCTTTCAAGTTTTCTTTTTTGCACATTGTAATAGTGTGATAATCTTTTACTTTTAGTGCTGTTTGGCTGAAAGGTACTTCCGAAACAAGCGCATTTGAAACTTTGCCTTCAGAATTTGTGCGATAAATAGTGTTACCGCTTAAAAATTGGTTGAACAACTTTCTTTGCTTGATATTGGTATCTGCAAAGTCCTTTTCTAAATCTCTACAAACAAAATACTCTGCTATACAGAACTTTAACAGACTTTGAACGATAGTCAAAGCATCCGTTTTTTCTACTTGGCACACTTCAATAAAGCGTACATTTGTCGTCACTTCACCCGTTTTTGCGTTGTTTGTTGTACTCTGTTTTGCCAACAAAATAACATTCGGGCTACATACTAAATCGTTGATTGTAGTATCTTTAACTACATTGATAACTAATTGTTTCATTTTCTTTAAAATTAGATTGTTAATAACTACTTTTTTATTTCTTCGCAAAAGGGTGTATTTTCCCCTTTGACGTTTTTATACGTTTTTTTTGGATTAGCAAAATTTTTCAACTTTGCTAAAAAGAAATTTTGTCAATCGTAAAAACATAGGGACAAAACAGAGCGTATCAGATACAACTCGTATAAGATTATAAACCTTATAACAGTGCTTTGTGTGTGTTCACCTTGTTACGGGTGATTAATTTACTGTTTGTCAAAGAGCGTTTTTCGTATCAGCTTTTTTATTCGCTTTTTTGATACTGTTTTAAGTCCGTTTGTTTGGGTTGTTGTTTCCCGTTGGACTTGCTTAATGATAATATTGATTTTTCTATTTCCAAACTTTTTCCAAAATATTTTTTTTAGGGACGGTCAAAATCCTTTCTAAAATGGATGAGAACACACGCGCACGCGAAGGGTTGTTTGTAAATAATTGAATATCAATCATTTAAAAGAAATATTATTTCCCTTAAATTTTTTTTTAATCGTTTTTATCCGAATAATTAAGCGTAATTAAGTGAAACTGATAGCAATTAATTTAAAATCAATTAGTTACAACTGATGTAATAGGGAAAACAGAAAGAAAATATTTTTTTGGTTACAAATTGAAAGTTGTGAAGGTGATTAAAGAGTAAAAAGGTTTACTTTGTACAAAAGTAAACCACATAAACAACTGATAATCAGTATATGTATCGGATTGAAAGAAGAAAAAAAAGACAAGGGAGGGTATGCCTGCCGGTGCGGATGGCATACGCTTCCAAAGGGCGAATTTTCAAGTCTCATTTTAAAAATTTACTTACTTATTTTAGGTAAGAATGTGATGGGGAAAGTGGTTTTACTTCGAGTGGTTCAATAGACCTGCACCCTATACAGCGAACAGATGCTATTTTTGATGTATATATTATGAAGTAAAACAGCTTATGTAACTACTTCTTAGATAAGGTAGTTAATAGATTATTTCTAATACCTATGACGTATATACCTAATATAGATTTTGAGTGGAAGATTGTTTATAGTTGTATATGTGAATCTTATTTTCTTTATTTTAGAATACTTTCTTGTCTGGTTTATGTCTTTTTTGAGTTAAACAGATATTTTCTGTTTAGAATAATAAATTTCAAGCAATAAAGTTATTGCTTCAGATAAAGTATCGTACATGCTGACATTTTATTCACCTTTATATTCCACGAGATTTCAATATCAATGATTATTTGGTTCATTAGATTATTCGTTATGATTTCTTTCTGACCCTTATCAGTACAATAGTGGTCAGATATAGCCTCCGCCTGTTCATGGGAGACAGTATTAACGCCTATATTCAATATATTTCCTTCTGTATCTTTTGATACTTGTATGTTAAATGCAGATGTCATGTCAACAATGATAAGCGTATTATTAAAACTTCGATTGTTAGTGATCCTAATCTTTGCTCCAGGATACCTCTCATATATTTCACGGGCAAGATTGAAGCTGGTGATGACGATACTACCATCGCCAAGATTGGACTCCAATATCGTTGAAATAAAATCCCAATCTTTTTCTATTGAGACCACTTTTTGACTCTGAATGATGGAGCGGAGAATATCATCATTGAATCTCTTTTTAAAATCTGACACAAAAGAAGACAAGGTAGTGAAGTTCTCTGAGGCTCCATCTACAAACATACGTTTCCCATTGTCAATTTCAATAGTCCATTTTGTCCTTTCTGCCAATTTTTCTTCTGTTGTTGTAGTATATTCTGTAAAATCAATTATAGCAAAATCCCCAAATCGGCTTTCATCAATGCCAGCAGGATTCCAGGCCTTTTGCATTTCTGTTTTGAACTTAATCACTTTTGTAGGTGCAATATCTGCCTGAATGATTTGGCGTTTATTATTTTCTTGCATTTCTTCCAATTGCTTTTTAATATGATCTATCGCAAGAGAGTCTTTCTCAAAGTAGGTACGCCACTTTTCAATATTTGTGTCCACCAGTGATAATTTTTGAAGCAATAGATTTAAGAAATGTTCTTTGTTAGAGCCAACCTTGACTTCCCATTGGGATAGATCAACATCACCATCAAACGGTGATAATGTATCTGCCAAAATAATATCTACGGCATATCCTAAAAATATCCAATCAATTGATGAAGTTATGGTATGGACTTCCCCTTCTTTAGGCGATTCGTCATAATAAGTCCACATTCCCCAATTAAAGAATGTCATTACTAATGGTGAATTGAGTTTCGAGAATAACAATTCCATTTCCCAAAACCGAGGAATTTGCCGATTTGGTTCTATCTTTATATAATTCAAATAGTCTTTGAGAGAGGTTGCTGATATCTGGTCGTTGTTATAAAGCCAATATAGCCAATATTTTATTCCAATCAAACAACAAAAATGATAGAAATCGGACATCCTTTTCTCAATAAAAATGCGTTTATTCTGCTTATCCTCAAAATATCTCAATTCGTATCCTATATCTCCGAAATTATCATACCTGCTACCGAGTTTTATATTATCTAACTGATTGCAACTAAATTCAAAACAAGCCAAATCTTTAAAATCTATATTCATTTTGAGCAGATCGGCAAAATGCAAATATCCATAATACGTAAAAGCAGTGAATGATTGTATTGCATTAATATCATTTTGCTTTTCAATCAAGCTGTCAATTGCCCATATTATTTCTCGGATTCTTCTTGCCGATAATTCACGACTCCATTTTGAAGTTTTATTACAAATGCCAGGGTCTTTTGTTGCTGTATAGTAAACTTTTACAAGTCCTAAGAAACGATTAAAGTTAATGAGACTTTTTTCAGTTATGGCAGAAATCAATACATTAACGATGAATCCATCAAGCCTGTTAAAGGATTCAAGTGCATCATATTTGATTGCCTTATGAATAAGTTCTTTAATATCCGATAAAAATTCTTCAAGTAATACATTTTCGAAATATTTCATTTGAGCGACTTTAGCGTATTCAGCCAAAAGTTGTTCAACACTTCTATAATCGTCTGCTTCTATCAGTTTTGAAATTTCATTTTTTATATATTCTCTTGTTTCGGAAGATGTCTCTTTAATATATCTTGTAAATATGGCAGTAGAATTCAATTCTCCAAAAAGTTTCAATGAAGGGCTTGATTCTTTGTTGTCGGGGAGTGTATAGAATAATTCCTTATCATTAGTCAAATCTTTTCCTAAAAAAAGTTCGTTTTGATAGATTTGTTTCTCTTTATTTCTTGTTATTATTGCTTGGAGATTTTTTATATTAATATCTTTTAGATAAGGTTTTTTCTTTATATCAATAAGTTGACTATGATATTCTACCGAAAAAAGATAAGGATTTTTATTATATACTATATTATTAATAATTTGTTTACTCTTTTCCTTTTTAACCCACTGATATATTCTACTTTTGGATTCATTTGACAGATCCGCACATATCATTTTATATAATTGCTTGGAGTTGGTGAAAACAATAAGTTTGCTAAAAAGGATTCCTATCAAAACAATATCTACTAACATCAAGAATATTCCTACGTACAATATGCGACCTAATATTTGAATGTCTAAATGGTCTTTTAAGGCTGTAAGAATAATGAAAGATCCCATCAGTGTAAGGGAAAAGTATATGATTGGTAAAAAAAATGTTCTGCGAAAGAGTATGTTATATGACTTGTTTCCTTTTATTGCCAAATTAGAAATCAAAAAACCAATAACAGCGAATGATATACTTATCATAGCGACTATATTTGTAGTCCGGCTTTCTACCATTGGTTTAATATTATCATTCTCTATTCGGATTATATTCAACGATTCGAAGTTAATGTAATGTCCACAAAAAAATACGGTTATCGTAAACATCACAATAGCCATCCAAGCATAGCGGTGATTAATCCACTCTTTAAGAATAGATCGAAAATCAGGAAGCAGTTCTGGGGATTCCTGTTTAATACGGTTTCTGACCTCGCTTGACAAATACTTTTTCATTTCAATAAAAACGACAGTTAAACAATAACCACACTATTATTCTATGTGATTTATAATCAGTACAAATATAGCAAGTATTCGTCTTTCTTTTAAACAATTGCTAACAAAAGTAAACTGCCAGACAACAAAAATGAAGTAATATATTATCGAATCTGTATTTTACTCGCTAAATAGAAGCTATTCCGACTCTTCCGGTTCATCGACTTCGACGGAAGGAACGTAGCCGGTGGCCTGTTTGTAGGTTGGCCGGGAATGGTTGCCGTGGGCAGACTCGTCGTGTTCCGGGGCATCGGAGTGGTTGGTGAAGGGTGGCATGACGAGGTAACGCTCAATCCAGTCTTTGTACTTCCAGGCTGAGGTCTCGCGGAACCAAACTTCGTAATCTACCCAGTATGCCTGGAGCATGTTAGTGGTTTGCGGCATGTCGAAGTAGGTTAAATTACAGCGCTCGTTAAGTGCCGGTTCATGGTTTTTAGCATCCTGAATGGCGACATTTACCTGTTGGAAGACATCGAACGGAATACATTCCTGATCCGGGTCGGAGTTATTGAGGTTGTTGAGGATGAAACGTACTCGCATGGTTGCCCGTCCTTCGCCGATTCTTTGCTGCTGGACGAGGTAGCGGACATTGACGAAATGGACGAAGATAGCGGGAAACGCTACTTCCATTTCCATGTTGGTGTCCCGGATGATACGAAGGTATTGTCCGTTGTCTATGGCAATGGTTTTGAAGAACGGGGGCGATAGCGCGTTTTCCGGATCTTCCCGGATGGTGAGTATCGCTCGTTTAACGGCATAGTACATTTCCACAAAAGGGTTCTTTTGTACTGCTTCGGGAGTCTGGATAGTCGGCTGTTCCGGCGATTCGACTGGCTTTTCGGGTTGTTTCTTATCTTTAATCATTTGGGAAATCCATCAAATATTTTTGGTACGAATAATTTGTTTATAGCATCAAGCAGTTTGGGGCTGTGCCCTATAAATTGTCTATGCACCGGACGTTTGAGCGAGTTTTTACGTACTGTATATAATCCGAACTTCGGATCGGTGTTGTGTACGGCTGCGTAGTTCTTGTATTTTCCTTTTTTCTTTCCACGATGCCCCTCCATGGTCTGACTTTCTTCTTCCGTCCAGATGTCGTAATGGTAGCGTCGGCGGTAGTCCCGTTTTCCGAACGCGCTGTATGCACCGAGTTCGCTTTTTTGTCCTTTGATTTTACTTTTCAATTCTCCACTGTCAATCAATACCGGATGCGTGAATTTCTTTCCCCACTTGGAAGTACGGGGTGCCCATTTTGTTCCGCTGCCGTAAAAACCACCTTCGGCAAAAGAGGTACGAAAACGACTCAGGGCATATTCTCCGGCCAGGGTGACAAAATCCTCGGCATTCTTTGCCAGCAGGCTATGGAATGGACGAACATCTTTGCCACGGGCCCATTGGTTACAAAATTCATCCAGTGTTATTGCAGGCATACTATTCCGAATTTGGTTTTAATGCGTTGTTTGATTTTCAGAGCTTCTACCGGCAGTGTATGTGAGAAATACGGGTGAGCCGGTGAGAATATCCGTCCACCCGTTGCCAGGCTTTCAGCGAATATCGGGTTTACCTTTCCCTTGAAATCGGGCTTTCCCAGAGCACCGTAAACAGAACCGAATCCGTATGCCGTTAGGAAACAACGACAACCCCATTCTATCGGTGGAATGAGTTCGGGAGGAAATTCACTTTTAGGATAGGATACTCCTTCATGCGACAGATGCCAGGGCCTGACCCGTTCGTCAGACTGCGTATTGAATGTAATAATGGTTTCGGCAGAGGTTCCCATCCACCATGCGGCGATAGTGGCTGCATGAAGAACCTGACTGTTCTCTGTTTCCGCATAGGTTTCGTTATATTTCCGACAAACTTCTTCGTATGTTTCCATATCTTTCAAATCAAGTTTGTCGGCCAACCCCCGCACCATAGCCGTTTCCTCGGCTGTGGCGAAATCGACCAGATTGTCGATAGCGGCTATCAGGGTGTCCCGTTCGGATTCTTCCCTTGCCGTTATATGGTTGTTGCCCCCTTTCAGTATTTCCAAAGCCCGGTCAAAATCTATCCGTAAACCAGAAAGTGCCCGGTCAATCAGGAAAGATGCCCGAAAGGTAACGATGTCATCGAATACCTCCCAGCGTTCGGCACTGTTCTCGAAGTTATAGACCATGCGGCGGAACGCATCGAGGACCAGTAAATACTCTTCCCGGCTTTTGTCTTCCTGTTTTATTTCTATTCTTTCTGCCATGTGATTACTCTTTTAGAAAGTTGGCTATCCGGCTGCCTCTGGAATGACCGTAGCGCCTAAAATACTCTTCGTCCGACATAATGCCTCTGTCATGGGTTCCTCCAGAGGGAACAGGTGTTCCGGTTCCTGCTGCCCCCATTGTGGGGATGACGTTGAGTTGTTTTCCCACGTTGATACCGAACTCTTTTTCAATTTCGTCGGCACTGACTTCATATTTATCTGTGATTAACTGATAGAGTTTGATTCTATCTTCGTTATTCATTTCAATCCTGTTGGAATACTTAAATTCCAATCCATCAGGAATATAACCCATTGCGACCAAGCGAGGTATAATTTCTTCGTTCATCACGTTTTCGATAAACCTGCGATATACCTCGATCCTGTCTCTGAAAATATCCTGATGCGCTTTCGTACTTCCAACGTAACTTTGCATACCACCTGCCATTGATTCAGAACCCAATATCAAATTGGCAACCTCTTTATTGGCAAATTCAATTAGCGAGGTATAAATTTTCTCGCTGTTGCTCATTGTGAAGGTCTTGATGTCTATCTCATCGTCTATCCCCGTGATTACCACTTTGTTTTGTGCGGCATTGGCAATATCGTTCGCCAGGCGTTTACGGTCGCTGTTACTTTCTGAGATGGTCTTCCCATGGATAATCGGTTGTCCATACGTGCTTCCAAAGTTGACATAATTTGCGACGGTAAATTTTTTCGCCAAGATAAGAGGTGTTGTCGCTGAAAATAAGCCGATTGTACCGGAATTTATCAAAATGTAGTTTTGATTATATGTAGGCGAGGCTATATTCCAGTTGGGCAACCAAATACCTTGCCGTTTGACCACGGTGTACTGGTCTGGCAGTACGTTTCTCCGTTCAATCAGATTGACTTCTGCCAATTTCCCGGTCTTGGGATCGATATAAGGCATTATCTCTATCAGCGTGTAGCCGTAGAGTTTGGATTCAACGATTCCTCTGACAATTTTATCGAATTGTGTGCCTTGAATTTTCTGTGTGTATTTTACGTCTTTGATGTATTTTCCTTTTTCATTGATCCGGGCCAGCATGTACCGATCTCCTAAGATTTGGGATTCCAACGTTTCTACGACGGAGCGTATATGTGCGTCCTGTTCGAGGCAGGCTTCGTAGAGGTCTATTAACCGGGAGCGGTCGTCCAGTATCGTTCCTAACGTAATGTCTTGTCGAACTGACTTATAACGATTATTCCGTTCGATTTCGCGAACGTATTCGACGATAGTTTTTTTGGAAGTGCGAAAGATGCTTTCCAACAGTTCTCCATTGAATGAATTTTCGGATGTAACTACTTGCATTTATTGTTATTTCGTACAGAATACCTTTATCCGAAAAAAAATGTTGATGGCATTATTTACTTACACATCGGATTGGTTGTATTCCAGTCGGAGACAGGGCGGGAAATTTTCATTTTGTATGTACATTGAAATAGTATCATTGTGTTCGTTTTCGTGTTATAATCAACTGAAACACAAATATTTAAAGAGCAAAAAACTTAAATTTATTACGTGTTTTTATCTATATTTGCAGCAGCAAATTTAAAACAAAGTGGAAGTTATGAATGAAAGTTAGAACAAAAGCTCCATTTACGATAAAGTACATGGAGTTCCCGGAATTGCTTTTCGGAACATCCGAAAAAGGGTTAATCTATTTTGACGCAACAACTTACATCGCTGAAAAAGGTGACAGTAAGAAGCATTCGGCAATTGATTTCGCCCGAAAGTTTTCTTTTTGGTTCGAGAGTGTAAAGGATATTTACGAGATACCGGACTACGAGATTATGGTAACGGATGAGGCAACGGGGCACGTATTAATTGATCAGTCTTTGGCCTTGCTTTTCGTCGGCTATATAGACCCAGCTTTCGGGGTTTATATGACAGAGAGGATGTCAGAACTATTTCTGGATGGTGTTACTCTTTCGGACACTCGTATTGTACAGGCAATCAGAAACAGATTAACGAAAGACGAATTACTTAAATTGATAGACGAATGAAGAGAAGTCCATTTCATCAACCTAAGCCCGTTCTGATATTTAACGGGGCTTACATCTTAGTCGGTATAACCCGATCTATTCGAAGCGCCTCAGAAATATCCAAAACTAACGCGCAGGCGATATCGTTTGCCTGTACAGGAAGATATATTTCGGCAGGCAGTTTTTATTTTAGGCATATTCATCCGGACATTGAGATTGAAATTACGGATTTAGATACGTTGAAATTGCAGGATTATGACCAGATGTGTCATGTTGAGAGACGCTATCATTCCGTCCGGGAGATGGCAAGACGTAAAAAGATAAATGACCAAAAATGTAAAAACAACCATATTGAAAATAACGACCATGATGACAAATGATATTTTAAAGAGCTTGAATTTTGAGGAGTTATCCATTCGCGCGATACTCCATGAAGACGAAACCGTTGTTTGGCTTTGCCTGAATGACCTGTTGAAAGCATTAGACCGTGTATGTATGATGGATAGCGGTCAGGCGATGCGGATTTGTAGAACCTCTTTCCGAGTACCTTTCAAAGAAGGAGGGCGTAACCGCTGGGGAGTGAAACCTTATGACGTGCATAACCTGCTTCGGGTTATCCGAACGGAAAACGGTAAGATAGCAAAAGTATGTGACCGTATGCAGGAATGGATTAATGGATTGCCTGTAGGTATGGAATCGAATATATCGGTCAGGCCACCCCTCCAATCCCAAACGAGAGAATCAATCATTTTCAATTATCAGGACAAGTTTCCAATTACTTTTAAGACGGATGGCGGAAAAACGATGATTAATGCCACGCAGATGGCCCGTAGTTTCGGGAAGTTACCAGCGGAGTGGTTACGTCTTGCAGCGACACAGGAGTTCAGAGAGGCACTTGTACGTCGGGGGGATTCAATTTCTTTAGGAAGTCAGATTATGACTACCCGTGGAAACACCGGGGCGACCTGGATTGAGGAATCGCTTGCCATGGAGTTCGCCCGTTGGTTGTCCCCGGATTTTTCTGCCTGGTGTAACAGTCGTATCGAAGAATTAGTAACCAAGGGTTACGCATCGATGCCGGTTCATCGCGACCGTTGTTCCAGTTTCAGCGAAGCCGTGAGTAATTTTCCCGTTCCGCAGAATTTTGAAGAGGCTTTGATGTTGGCCGCGGACCAAGCGAAAAAGATTCGTGAAGACGAACCTAAAGTCGCTTTTTATAAGGAGTACGTGGAAGACCGGGATTGTTTTAAGAGCGGGCGAATTGCCGAGGAGCTGCAAATTACAACTGTCCAGTTGCATCGTTTTCTGGCAGAAAATAATATCGTGAAGTTTGAAAAGAAGCAATGGGTGGTTTTCACTCCTTATCAGGCTTTGCAATGTGACGTGCCGTATATGTGGGAGAGAAAGAACGGTAAGGTTTATCCTACCGGCAGCGTTAAACGGTGGACTCCTGCCGGTCGTGAGTATATTCTTGAGTTATGGCGCTCCAAACATCCGGAAGAATATTAATATGGGGGAAAGTATCATTCATAAAATAATCCGTAAGACGGGACGCAAACCCAGTGCCTGCAAATGTGAGGCTTGCCGTAACCAATGCCGGACCCCTTGTTTAGGTACACCGGAGGATATATTACGGTTGATAAAAGCCGGTTACCGGGATAAACTTGCTGTAAGTTTCTGGTGTGTGGGTATGCTTTTGGGACGGATGAGACATCCTATTGTCATGGTGCAGATTGTCACGACAGAGGAAGGCTGGTGTGTTTTTTATCACGATGGATTGTGCGAACTTCATAATAAAGGTCTGAAACCTACGGAAGGGCGTTTATCTCACCACTCAATCACAAAGGAAAATTATAGTTTCAGTAAAGGGTTGGCCTATAATGTGGCGAAGGAATGGCTGGCAGAAGAAAATTTACCCGTGATTGAAGAGGTATTCAGTTATTTCGAGGGTGGATAGCAATAAAAAAGTTCCGGATTAAACTAATTGCTCCCAGTTGAACTAATCTTGCCTTAGTTTACACTAATTAAATTCAATGGTATGAAACTAAAGCGAATAATGACGTATGAGGAAATGGCCGCACACATGGCTCAACATTCCTTTAAGCACATCAACCGGGTGAACGTCGGGAAGTATGCCCGTATGAAAGGGTTTCAGGTTTACAAATGGATGGTGGACCGGCAACGGCATTTCTGTTATGTGAATCCAAATTTGCAGGAATAAGGGAAGATGATTTCAAAAGGAAAGGAGATGTACGACAAAGCTGCATCTCTTTTTTTTTGTAACATGCTGGTTGATAGTGTTATATTCCGATTACCTTAATTTCGGCAACTACCATGTATATATTATAATATTATCTCTATAAAGGAACTTATAAAATCAATACAACCAAATAGACCGCAAGGGATATTTGGTTGTCATTAGGGGTATAAAAGTATAATCTGAACGAAGTGAAGATTATTACTTTTATACCCCCTTCCTCTCTTCTCTTTCTTCATAGTTTCCACTTGTGGGAACTATGAAGGACTCCTTTTGAAGTATTCCTGTTATTACGAGCTTCAAGCCACTTCCAGTATAACACTTCAAGCAGAGGACTGTTAAGGTTACTACTCGAATCAGCTATTTCCCAGCTTCTAAAAAAAAGTCTTGTTCTTATTCTTTTCCGTTCCTGACGTGCCCGCGTCCACGTACCCACGCTCCTCAGCCTTCCAAAAAAACTTTTTTGTTTTGAAATGCCTATTCTGCCACAAAGTAAATTTATGGATACGGAAAAATTTAAAAACGTAGTCGGTGAAGCTAAAAACGGGGGAATCGCGACGATCCGCTTTTTTGGCAAAGTAACAGAAGACTCTACCACCCAGTTTAATTATGAATTTGATTATCTGGAGAATGTAGTCCGCCCTTCCCTAATCCGGGTACTTATCAATTCCGAGGGCGGTTCCGTGCTGTACGGCATGGGCACATACTCTACCATTCAGAACTCGACGGTTCCCACGGAGTGTATCATCGAGGGCATGGCCGCCTCTATGGGTTCGATTATCTGGGCAGCCGGAAATAAGTCTTTGATGCGAGATTATTCCATTTTAATGATTCACAACCCTTTCCAGCCCGATGGCGAAGAAGAAAAAGAGCCTTCGGAACTGGTGAAGGCTTTTACCAAGCAAATCGAAACCATTTATCGCAAGCGCTTCGGTTTGAAGGCCGAGCTTGTCAGGGCAATCATGGACGGGGCAGCAGAGAAAGACGGAACTTTTTTCGATGCAGCCGGAGCTGTCCGGGCGGGAATCATCCCGGCAGAGAGTGTGTTGCACACCTCCAAGCAGATTTGCGAACGTGTGAAAAACGAGTTATCGGGGGTTGAAGATGTTACCCGCATTCAAACATTGATGACTGCAATCAGTGCTTCCCTTCCGGCGGAAGAGGGCAATAAACTTTTTGATGAAGAAACCACTAATCTACACGAAATTAATAAGAACATGAGTACAGAAAAGACAAATTCACCGGAATACGCTGCCGTTGCAGCTACGCTTGGGTTAAAAGACAATTATGAAGTGAAGGATGTAATGGCCCGTCTGAATACTCTGGTATCGGTTGAAGCGAAGTTGAAAGAGACGGAAAAGTCCCTCACGGATGCCCAGACCGTGATAGCCGGAAAAGATGCCACTATCACCAATTTACAGAAAGACCTCACCACCGCCACGGCATCGCTTTCGGCTTACCAGCAAAAAGAGGCTGCCGAAAAGAAAGCGAAAAATGAGTCTGTTATCGAGTCTGCTATCGAAGCCGGTAAGATTACCCTTGAATCAAGAGAGGGTTGGCTGGCTATGGCCGAGAGCAATCCGGAACTGGTGGAAAGGACACTGGCTTCCATTCCGAACCGGGAACAGATTTCGAAAGAGATTGCCAGTGATCCGGCGAATATCCAGGCAGCGGCAGGCGCATTGAAAACCGCCGAGGACAAGATCGCTGAAAAGGTGACGCAGGTCGTGGGTGAAAACTTCGAGTTCAAGAAGATACAGTAACTTCTACCTTTATTATATGACGTGTTGCCCGATGGCAGACACAACACACGTATTGGCGCATACGGTAGTGCAGATTAAGCTGAAGATCAACGAATAATCAAAAAACTACCATAACAATGGCTGATACAACAACTTTTTTGCAAAACGGGTATAATGGCGAAGTCTTAGAAGATTTAATCTCCTATACCGCGCAGGGTAACGACACTTTCAGAGAAGGTCTTATCCATATCAAATCGGGCATTCAGCACAAATACACGCTGCCTGCCATCAAGTTAGGCGACATTATCCAGGATAATGTTCCGACCCCTACCAGTAACCACGGGAAGAAAGGTGAAAACGGAGAGAACGAATACACCTTTACAGAGCGTTATCTGGAGCCCTCTGATTTTATGATTTATCTCGAATTTAATCCCAGAGACTACGAAAAATACTGGAAGTTCGCCCAGCCCGACGGAAATCTGGTTTTTAGGGAATTAGACCCCAAGATTCAGGCTACGATGCTCCGCTTGCTGATGGATAAGAAGAACGAGTACATCGGAAATGCTATCTGGACGGCGGCTAAAGGTGGTGCGGCAAATGCCGGTATCACTGCTCCGGCAGATTCTATTCAAATCGGCAGAAATAAGGAAAAATATTTCGACGGCATTATTAAACGAATCATTGATAATGTCAATGCCACGGATGCTGCAACTATCGCGGGGGGACAGTGTATCGTGTCCGGCAACACGGACCTGACCGACGGTGCGGCTGTTGAGAAGGCCCTTTACGCCATGTGGAAAAAGTGCCCTAAACAGATCCGCAAAAAGACAAGCCTTGCATTTGTAATTGGCTGGGACGCTTGGGATGCCTACGACCAGTACATTTCCGACAAGCAGGTGAAATATTCTGAAAATACCGAAGTGAACCGTTACCGCTTCAAAGGCAAGAGAATCATACCGATTGTAGGTATCCCCGAACATACGATTACGCTGGGAGAGTTCAACACCGGCATGGAGTCGAATCTCTGGATGGGTGTAGATTTTGCCAACGACACTGAAGTCTTGAAAGTAGATCGCCTGCAATCCAATTCCGAATTATTCTTTTTCCAGCTCAGGATGAAAATGGACGTAAATATCGTGCGTCCGGGAGAGATTGTCATTCATACGGCTTACAAGAAAACAGTCTAAAACCATTTTATCAAATTTTTTAATCACAGGGAGGTGGAGCAATCTCCATCTCTCTTTTTTAATTCATCATTTATCATGGCTAAACAAAAAAATCCCATAGAAACACAGTTCCCGGAGGGGGCTGAATCCTTTCAACCAACTGACACCGATACATCAATTCAGCCGTCCGAACCGCAACCGCAAATTGTTCCACCCGCTGAAAAAGGGAAAGAGAAACCAGGTGAGCCGGAACCGGATAGCTTCGTTCTTGGCGTACTTCAATCATTCCCGGCTCACGAGGCATTGTACGTGGACCGTCACGGAGGAGCCTATACTCCCGACACCCCCGCCGCTATCCGAGGGGATGCCGTACTGTACAAAAACCCATTCTTCAAATCTAAAAATCAGTAATTTATGGCAATAGGAAACGTAATTATAAAAGACACCGACGGGAATATCCCTTACAACGGTGCATCCGGTCAGGAAAAAGTGACCGGGTTGCTCTTCGACGTGTCTATGCAACCCGACCTTTTCAGGGAGGGGTACGGCAAGAATAACGAAGGGAAGTTGAAGCTCAATGATGTACTTTACATCACGAACTTCAAATCGGCCATTCAGGATTTCGGTATTATCGAACGTGTTGAAACAACGGAAGAAGACGAGAATAATGTCAATTTCATGCACGGTATTCCCGCTTATCACATTCGTGAATTTTTTAGAATGTCGGGTAACGTGGACGGCAATGGTAAACTCTATGTCATGTTCGCCGATTGTTCCGCTTCATGGGATGCTATTGATGTCATGCAGCGTGTCGCCGGTGGGCTGATTAACCAGTTGGGTGTATGGACGGAGCAACCGCTCTGGAAATTGAACGGTGCGGAAGAGAAATACAATCTGAATATTGTCAAGACACTAAACGACAAGGCTGTGGCAATGGCCGACCTGCACCAGCCCCTCTCGATTGTGTTGTGTGCCAACCCGTCTAATACAGGTAGTGACACCAGCGACGGAAAGCAAATCGACCTGAACAAAATACCGACCGCAATCTGTGAAGCGAGCCGCACCAGTGTTATATTCGGTCAGGCCCGTTGCGCTCGGGTTTCCATGATGCAAAAGCGAAACGTGAATAATACTCCAGTAGGGTTCCTTGGGGCTATGATGGGAGCAATCGCCCGTGCCAATGTTCACGAATCGGTAGCCTGGGTACGCACGTTCAATCTGTTCGACGATAATTTCCAGAATATCGAGCTCGGTTTCGGAGATATTAACCTGACTGCCGATGAAGAGTTCACGAGCCTGAATATGTACGAATCGCTTTCGCCCGTGTTGCTGGATGACCTGGACGAAAAGGGGTATATTTTCCCGATAAAATATTCAGGGAGAGAAAACGGTATTTATATCAGTAAAGACCAGACCTGTTCCGTGGGGGATTATCGTACAATTGCCCGTAACCGTACTATCAACAAAAGCCGCCGGGCTGTTCGTGCCGCTTTGTTGCCTTACGTCAATTCTCCTTTGATGGTGAATCCGGCCACCGGATTTCTGGCTCCTTCTAAAATTTCAGCTTTCAAGACTTTAATCGGTGACATACTGGCAAAGATGCAAGCGGCACAAGAAATTTCGGGTTATGCCGTGAATATCGACGCGAACCAAAATGTGTTGGTGGATGATACGCTCCGTATCAGCTATGTAATTGTACCGGTGGGTGTTGCCGTTAAAATTTATGTCGAAGAAGGACTTTCATTAACCGCTAAATAATCGCAGAATATGGCTATAATTAATAACGTTGCGTATAGCTGGTCGATGATTACCCTTGCATCGACAGCCCTCGGTATCGAGGAAGGAAGTAGTACGCTTGAAGGGGTTTCCGGTATCAAGTGGAATAAAAAGAGAAAAATCGAATCGAATTATGGCATGGGCGGAAAGCCGGTGAGCAGAGGTTTCGGAAATATAACTTACACTGCATCAATCACTATGGATTATGCAACACAGCAGATGTTACGCAGTAGCTACGGCAGTTTGATGGATATTGGCGAATTCGATTTGATTGTCAGTTTTGCCAATCCTATGGCGAGTGACGATTGGACAACAACGACGGTCACGCTGAAAGGTTGTATTTTCTCGGAAGACGGTTTAGAGTCGCAGCAGGACGATACGAATATCACTAAGGAGTTCGATTTGAACCCGTTTGACATCGTAATCGGCGATGGGGACACGATTTAAAGTTAAAACTGGGAAGCGTTACTTTTTTACGGTAACGCTTCTTTTGTATATAGGGTAAAAAGGCTACTTTTGCAGTCTTTTGAAAAACAGAGAACTATACATTAATTATATATAGAAAAATCAAATGTTAGAGATTAATACAGATAACTTTCCGAAGTTAATAGTTTCGGAACAGCCTTTGGTGATAGATTTTTGGGCTGAGTGGTGTGGCCCGTGCAAAGCCATTGCACCGATGATGGAAGAGTTTGCCCGTGAGTATGAGGGACGGGTAAATATCGGCAAATGCGATGTAGAAGAGAACAATGATTTGGCCGTACAGTTTAAGATACGGAATGTACCGACGATATTGTTCCTGCGAAATGGCGATGTCGTGGATAAAGTGGTTGGGGCGGTGAGCCGGGAGGAAATTAAAAGGAAGTTAGATAAGCTGTTTGAATAATCACTTTCCTTCTATTGTGAATACGGACTAAGGGAATCGTTAAATCGTTCCCTTATTTTTTTGTTTTCTATTGTTCTTTCCTTCTTCTGTTGATTATAAACTATCCGGTCTTTATTGAACTATTCTGTGCCGAAGAATAAACGGAATACAGATAAATGGACGTAACTTTTGAAGGAAATTCGAGTACCGGCAAAAATGAATGGCTGACACCGCCGGAATTATTGGCAAAACTGGGTGATTTTGATTTGGACCCTTGTTCTCCTATAAACCGACCCTGGCCGACGGCAGCAAATCACTATACTATTGAGGACGATGGATTGAGACAACCGTGGTTTGGACGGGTGTTTTGCAATCCTCCTTATGATACGGCTTTGATTGCACAGTTTATAGAACGTTGTGCCGAACATCGGAATGTGATAGCACTGACCTTTGCCCGAACAGAAACGAGGTTGTTTCAGGAATTGATATTCAAAAAGGCACATTCAATTTTATTCATTAAAGGCAGATTATCTTTTCATCATGTAAGCGGTGAACGTGGCGGGACTGCCGGAGCACCATCGTGTTTGATTTCATTTGATATAAAGAATAGTGAAGTGCTAAAGAATTGCGGTATTCAAGGAAAATTTGTTTTGCTATAAAACTTTTTTTCCGGAAAGCAGGTAGTCTGAGGCTGAATCATAATTTTAGAAACAATGGAAGAAAAAACACTCACGCTCGCTCAGGAAGAGCAAATCAGAAAAAAGGCTTTGGAAATCAAAGCGGAGAAGAAACTCAGAAAAGTCTATCCGATGGTGGTCTGGGGCGATCCGGATTGTGAAGAGAAAGAAGTGTATGTCGCTTATCTCGCCGAACCGACCTTTCCCCAGTTTTCAAAATTTATGGCCGCTTCCAAAAAGGATGAGGTGACTGCCATGCGCACCCTGGCAAAAGACTGTTTCCTTGACGGGGACAAAGAACTGGTGGATAATGAATCACTGTTCTTATTCGGTTTAATGGGGCAATTATCGGAAATTATCACTACCCGTCAATCTGCTCTGGTAAATTTATCCAAAGCTGGGAAGTAAAAGATGAGCAACGGATACGCCAGCGGACGATTTATATCCGTCACTACTTTCCCGGCGTCAATTTGAATACCATCTCGGATGAAGAGTTTGCGATGCTTTCCGAAGAGGCTTTATGGCTCCATCAACAGATGACCGTAAGCCGGATGACAAACGCTCTTACAACAACAGCTCCTTAATTTATTTCTTGCCAATCCCCTGTCAGCTTTTTTTAGCAGGCAGGGGATTTCTTTTTAATCGGAATTTGCTGTAATGGGCTATTCTACCCGAAATAAAGAAGTATGTCCCAAGAGCAAAACTATCAGGTAAACTATACCATTAATGTAGAGGCCACCGAAGGTACTAAAAAGGTGCAGGCGTTTGCCGATTCGGTGAAAAATCTGATTCTGGCTAAAAATGATTTGACTCCCGCGATCAAAAACATTCAGAAGATGGTGAATGAAGTTGATAAGATTTTCCGGACAAAAGGCGGAAAGAAGCGGGATTATACTTATAAAATGGATATTAACACGTCCGGAACGGAAGAAAAACTGGGACGTGTGAAAACTTTACTCACAGAAATCGGGGAACTTTCCAAAGGAATCAATCTGGTTATTAATGCCGGACAAGCCCCATTGGATACCAAGAAAATAAAGTCGAATGCCAAGACTCTTTTAGACAAAAAGTTATCTGAAAGCCGGAAAGCAGAAATTGAAAAAAGTGCGGCTGCATCTGTCAAAACAATGATGGAGACGCAAAAACGCATTACCAAAGCGGTCGGAAAAATCAATGCCGCCCTGGTAACATTGGAAAAAGGCCGTGAAGTCAATATTAAAACGGATGTAGCCAAAGAACGGTTGAAAGAGTTACTGGGGCTGATGCGCCAGCTTAAAGGTGCTTCCAAAATGACGATGGGTGTGCAAATGGGCTCACCTTCATCCGGTAAGGGGAATGTCCTTGTTGCTCCGCAGACAGCCAATACCCTTTTTCATCCTCCTTTACTATATAATCCGGAAAAGCCTTACGTATTATCGCCGAAGGCTTCGGAGAAATTGCAGGAAAAGCTGGTAACCAACCGGGAATTAGCCAAGCAAAAAGCGGAGCAACGCCGGGCGGACGAAGCCGTCCGGCTCACGACTCAAAAAGCCGTGATTGAAGCGAAGGGGAAAGAATGGGACCGCCAGCGGCAGGTCAAGGCGAACGAAGCTGCACAACGAAAAGCCGCCAGCGATGCGGCACGGGCCATACGCGAGAAAACCCGTTTGGAACAACAAGGCGCCGCCCGTGCAGTGACGGCAGCGCAACGCCAACAGCGGGCCGTCGTCACCGGGCAGACTAATAAGCAGCGGGCAGCTATCAACCGCCTACAATATGTGCGTACCCCTTCGATCCGTAACTTGCCGATGATGTATATGCTCAACGGCTATGCCATGTACGGTTTCCTGAAATCGGAATTGACGAAGGCTGTCGAGTACACCAACATAATGACTTCCGCCCAGAGTATCCTCCGGGTAGCGGATAATGATTTAACCACTTTCGAGAACCGCTTCACTAAAATGGCTTTGTATGTCCGTAAAATCGGAGTGGAAACCAAATTCACGGCGGTTGAGGTTGCCGGTGCGGTAAAATATTTGAGTATGGCGGGTATGGGAATAGACGCTATCAATGCTTCTATCCGTCCGATTGTCAATTTGGCACTGATTGGTGACAACGATGTTTCCCAGATTGCAGACCTGGCGACTAATATTCAGATTGGTTACGATATTAAAAATTCGGGTATGGGTTCGGTGGCTGATATTTTGGCTTCCACTGTTTCCAGATCGAACGTGAATGTCATGGAAATGGCAGAGTCGTACAAAATGGCCGCCGGATATATGCGTATGGCCGGAGTGGAATTTACAGAGAGTGCGGCAGCTATCGGTATATTAGGCAACATGGGTGTAAAAGGAACCATGGCGGGAACCTCGCTTCGTGCCATGGCGACCCGTTTTGCCAAACCCACCCGTGAATCACAAAAGGTATTAGACCGGTTGGGCGTAAAATTCACGGAATACCGGGATATTTACGGGAAGCAGGTAGAGAAACTCCGTCCCCTTGCCGACATTTTCGAGGACTTGAACAAGAAAGGCGCGACGGTCGGTGACATGCAGGCAATCTTTGGCAAAATCGGAGGCAATGCCGCCATGATGTTTGTGCGTAATTATGACCAGTTGCGTACACTTACCGTACAGAACCGGGGTTCACATGGAATTTCGAGCGAACTGGCTAAAGTGAAGCAAGACAACACAAAAGGTCTGTGGGCTCAGGTCACTTCACAGCTTACCGAGAGTTTCATGCAAGGGTACGAAGTCCTGGAGCCGATTATCAAATCGACATTACGTGACTTCCTGGCAAAATTCAGCGCCCCTGAATTTGCCCGTGGACTGACATCTATCGGTCAGTCTATCCTGAATATACTTTCCCTTTTGGGAAGTGTGGCAAGCTGGTTCACCCGCAATTTTCACTGGATTGAGCCACTCCTATTTTCCGGATTTGTAGCGACAAAGTTATTCAAACTGGCCGGAGCACTTACCAACATCGGAATTGCTTTAGGCTTTATCGGCAAACAGTCGGCGGCAGGTTCTGTGATTCAAATGGTGGGCGGCCTGATGGGTGGCGGTAGAGGAATGTCATTTGCAAGTAAACGCGCTATTGTTTCTGCTATGAGTGCTGCTGGAATATCAGGCAAAGGTGCCATGACACAGGCTTTATTGTCTTCCGGTATGGGCGGGTTAGCTTCCCGTGGTGCTTTGGGCTTGTTTTCCACCCAGGTAGCTACCGGTAACGGGTTAGTCGGAGCCGGTGCTTCCATCGGTGCGTTAGGAACCACTGCCGTAGCTGCCACAGCCGGGATAGCAGCCTTAGTAGGTGCTCTGGGTTGGGTAGCCTACAAGACGTGGAAAGTCAAAGAGGCGAAAGATGCGGTATTGGAAGAGATCGATGCGAACCGGAAGTACCGTTATCCTTCCATCGATGCACTGAATAAATCTTTGACGGAAACCTACAAGCAGGCCATGAACGCGAAAAAGGCAGTTGAGGAACTGACAGCCGGGAAGTCGATTGAAGAGGCATCCGGTCAGAAGATCGGTGCATTTACCGGGAACTGGTGGACGGCTTTTCTTTCTTCTTTCGGTGCTGCCCATTCCGGGCAGTACGGTGGTCCGCAATATGACGATTTTTACAACTTTTCCGACGCCCGGCAGGACGATACCCGTGAAGCCATTCGGACACTTGCCAAGAAAGACAGCCAAAGCCGTGTCAATTCGGCTTATGCGGAATTAGGAAAAGCCCGGACGGACATAGAAATCGGTGCATTTGTCCAAAACATCCGAAGTAAGTTCGGTCAGGATGAAAAGAACCTGGATAATACCCTTTGGACGAAAGACCGGAACGGCAAAATCATCTACAAGAAAGGTGTCGGCGAGATGAAGGAAGCGGATGCCTACAAACTATATGATTATGCGGTGTACATGAATACGAAGGTAGTGCCGGAGATTTCAAGGATAGCCGGGGAATACCGGAGAATCATGTCGTCACCAGCTAATGCCGAAGCTACTTTACGAGCCAACGGTTTTGATTTTGACCTGCTTACCAAAAATGGTTTCTATCAGGATAAGGAAGGCCGTTGGGTACAAAAGGCTTTGGGAAAGAAAGCTACGGACAAAGAGCGGGAAAATGCACTCGCCGGGTATCAAGAAGTCCATAATGCGGTCGTGAATTTCACCTCTTCCCTGCGTCAGACCTGGGGCGGTTCGGCAGAGATAGCGGAAAATATCATGCAAAAAGCGGGATTCACGACTTCGCTTACTTCCAATGAGCCGGATGAAGCCGATCCCCGACCTTTCAATGCGAACGGGTTCAGTTATCATTCCGGTGCAGACGACGGGCTGGCCGGTGGTAATTATTCCGGTACGGGAAAACTCTCCTCGGCTGCCCCGAAGCAGGTTATCGTGAACATCACTAACTTGCTAAGCGTGGAAGCTATCAATCTATTGAAAAGTAAGGAAGGACAAGGTGAGGAAGTACAGAATCTGAAAGAACAGCTCGCCCAAGCGTTAATCGATGTCGTCCATGATTTCGACAGCAGTTGGAACGGTTAAAAAGTAAAGACAATGAGTAGATTATTTAATATAGGAAAGTCGGTTCTCCTAAGCGGGGGGATTATCAGCAACGGTTCACTGGGCGGCTATATCAGCGATGCCGCCCGCCGTGGTTTGGGTATGGGGCTTGCAGAGTTCCAAGACGGTGCCGTGCATTATTTTTCAAAGGATAAAGAGATATTGAAAAGAGCTCTTATCCAAACGGCCTCGCAGTTGGCATACGGCGCATTGCGCTCGTATCCCCGATTCCTGCAATACTGGGAACAAAAGGAACGTGACCAGTATCTGCAAAGCAAATCCCAGACGAGTATTGCAAATAAGACCGGGCAATACTACCAGTTAATCAGTGAACAACAGGCCGTAGCGAAAAAGAAAAATTACACGGATTCAATAGTCGGTCGCGTGGTGCAGGATTACCTGGAATTTGCCATTTCAGAAGAAGGGAATTACTTCGATACCGCGACCGGCAAAGTGGAGAAAAACAGTAAATACGGGCTGGTCACCTTCGTGGATTTACAGCCCATGGTACAGGTGAGCAGTAAGAATAACGTTGTGATGACACAGGTACAAGGCCGTGATTACAGCCGTAAAGAATATATCAGCGGCGGTGACCTGGAAATTTCCATTAGCGGAAAAATCACGAGCAAGTACGCCGATGTTTATCCGGAGGCGGAAGTCTCGAAGTTTTTAAAGCTGATGCAGTTTAAGGGGGTGATTGATTGCGACAATACGGTACTCCGGCAATTCAATATCGACAAGCTGATTGTGCTGAATTATTCGCTTTCCGCCACGGATTGCAGGAATGTGCAGCCTTACAGCCTTTCGTGCGTGGCCGTGGAACCTTCGGAGAGTGTACAATTGAAACTGGCAGCCGAGGAAAAAGTGGATGTTGCAATCAAGCACTCTAACAAATGGATTAAATACGCAAAACTGGGAGCTGAGGCTATCGATCCGGCTTCCCTCTTAAAAGTGTCGAAACTATGGCTATAGATATGATAGACGTGTTATGCTGCAAAATCACTATCGGGGATGCCGATTCCGGTAACCCGATGGTGATTAAGGACCCCATTGTGCTGACCGAAGTGGAAGAGGTGGAGATTGTCGAGACTTATAAAAAGTTGATTGGTACGGCAAAGATTACTTTTCCTAAAGGCACTGTTTACCAAAGTACGATTGTCGGAAATGCTACTATTGAAGGAAAAGATGCCAGCCGGATTACGACGGAAATCATGCAGGACGGCGTAGTCATTGAAAAGAGAAGTTCACAGCAAGCCATGAACGAGGTGAGTTTTAAGGTCGGCCAGCGGGTTAGCATCCAGCTTGGCTACAACGGATTGTTAAAGAATATATTTGAGGGGTATATTTCAGCTTATAATTCAGCGTCCAAGTTTGAGATACAGTGTGAAAATATGGCGTATAAGTTGAAGTTGAAGCAAGCCCCGAAATTTGAAACGCAATCATCGGTCAGCGTCAACGATGTGCTGGGTGAAAAATATGGTTTATTAAAAGACACGGGGTTTGAAATCCACTCTGAAACAAAGCGGTTTGACATTCAAATCGGCAAAGTGAAGATTACGGATAATTTTACCGTAGCGGATGTATTGTCGGAATGGAGTAAATATAAGGTGTACTGTTTCTTGAAATACGATGAAGACTCACCGGACAATATGCCAACTATCGCTATCGGTCGCCCTTATTCGTCCTCCAAGAGCCAGCCCGTTTTTCCGAAAGACAGCGAGGCAAAGCCTTTCCCCATTTATTTCAATTACCATGTAGCGGAAGACGGTTTGAAAGTGGTGAAAACCAACCCGAAGTTTTTAGCGGTGACGGGAAAAGCATTGGGTTCGGATGAAAAGTTTTTTGAGGTGACTGTTCGTATGAATCCCGATTACGACCCTACGGTGGCAAGCAGCAAAGAGTTTCAAACGGTAAATGCTACCCAGATTAGCAAGAAGACACATAAAGTAACGGGGAATACGACGGCAGAGGGGGCGAAAACCAAGACTAAGGTTGATTTGAGCACTTACACTATTGTGCCGTATATGTCGCCCAATATGAAAATCGATTCGGATAAGCTGGTTGAAGAAACTATCGAGTATTTCAGGAATTACAATTTGAACGGGATAACCGGCAGTCTGACCTTGTTCGGAGACCTGGCACTTAACACGGCAGTGCAGGTTGAACTGATCGATGACCGGAATCCTTCAAAAAACGGTATTTACATCACGGAAGAGGTCACTACTACGTTCGGGGTGAATGGGTATCGTCAGAAGATTACAATACCGTATAAGATTAAGTCGGTGGATTAAGAGATGAAAGAGATTATCTTAACTAATAGCTCGAACATTCACAATCCCAGTTATTTATTTCCTAATTTTATTTTTATATATTTCTGTTCAAATTTTCAATTTGTTTTTTAGAATTTCTTTTCTAACATAATATTGTTTTCAGTGTAATATCGTATTTTTGCAAAAAAGCATTATGAAACAGAGTGAAATTCAGAGATTTGTTAAACGCAAGAAAAAACTAAGAAGGAATAGAAATAGAAAAAAGAAAAATATTCCTTTGACACCAGTAAAAAAAATAATTGTAAATAATAATAGTATGGTAGGAATGACAAAAGAGGAAGGCATTAAGCAAGTATATAATGGAGGAGGACATGTGGTAATATTAGGAGCTGGAGCCAGTATTGCTTCTTCATTACGCAATCCTGAAAAAAACGGCAAGAAGTTACCATCAATGAATAACTTCATAGAGATTGTGGGATTACAAGATATTGTGGACAGAGTCCCGGATAATCTAAAAGCCACAAATTTCGAGAAACTGTATAGTAATCTTCATAATGATAATCCCAACTCTGAATTTATTAAAGAAATAGAAAAAAGAGTCTTTGATTATTTTAGTTCAATGAAATTGCCTGACGAACCTACCATTTATGATTATTTAGTCTTATCTCTAAGGGCTAAAGATGCTATTGCTACCTTCAATTGGGACCCTTTTCTATATCAAGCATGGTGCAGATGCAGACAATATACTGATGATTTGCCTCCTATATTCTTCCTACATGGGAATGTTTCTATTGGCTGGGATTCGACAGGAAAAAGATTTGGACCAACGGGGATGTATAACCCAGAAAATATGCAAGAGTTTATTGCTTCAAGGTTATTATATCCGATAACTCAAAAGAATTATCAACAAGATGAGTTTATAAAGACTCAATGGAAATATCTACAAGACCATCTTTCCCCTGAGTACAAAGCCGTCAGAGCTACTATATTCGGATTTGGTGCGCCTGCAACGGACGTAGAAGCCGTAACACTATTGAATGATGCTTGGGGAACTGGTGACGAAAGAGTTATGGAGCAATTTGAGATTATTGATATTTCACCAGAAGATGAGTTGAGAAACAAATGGGATAGGTTTATTTGTGGTACACATTATGATATTGCGAGAAGTTATTTTGATTCTTCTTTGGCATGGAATCCACGCAGAACCAGTGAAGCCTATTTTTCTGCGTATCAGCCTATGACGCCATCAGAGGCTTTCCGAAAGCCTAATCCTATTCCTCAAGACATTAAAACTTTGGACGAGCTATGGCAGTGGCATAAACCATTAATAGAAGCAGAAGATACTAAACGAAAAACACAATAGATGGATTTGAGAGATTTGTTTAAGAATATCTGTTTTATTAAATCTTATTTGTACCTTAGCAAAGTATTTGTGACAGAATGGATTAGTACTATATACACTTGCGTTTATGTGCTAATTCGCCTAATTAATTTAAGGACAATAAGATATAAGTAGTATATGACCAATGATAATATACAGGAAAGCCTGGAAGGGCAATTCGGGGATGTACAGAAAATCATCCTTTATCATCGCACCCGCGCGTTACAGAATGTCAATGAAGAGAATTTACGTTTGAGTTGGGAAGTAGGAAGTTATGTTTCTTCCAAGTTAAAAAGTTCAGAATGGGGCAGTAAGGTTGTCACACAGTTATCTGAATTTTTACGTCGTAATGACCCGTCACTCAGAGGATTCAGCCGGAAAAACCTCTACCGGATGGTTTCTTTTTATGAGACCTATTCCAGTGCTGAGTTTGCGGAGCAAATTGCAGCTCTTCCATTTGTAAAGTCAATTGTGTCATCAGAAACGACACAATTACAAATACCTGATAACCAGAACGATGTAATTGTGTCATTTGAAATGACACAATTAGAGCCGAACGTAAGTTTTCCCCGTATTTTACTGTTGGTAAACTGGACGAGCCATGTAGAAATTATGGCTTCCTGCCGCACGTTTCCGGAACGGATTTTTTATATGCTTTATGCAAATAAAGAACGGTTGAACGTGAGAGAACTCGGTAATGCTATAGCTAAAGATGCTTATTCCATAGTCCTTTCAAGTCCCCGGAGTCAGTCTGTGGGGTTTAAGCAGATTTATCCGAATAACGGTTATGATTTTAAAGACCGGGCTATTCTGGATTTTTTAGGATTACCGGTCAAGCATACGGAGAAGCAACTACAAAAGGGTATTCTGGAACACATGAAGGAGTTTATTCTGGAATTAGGTGGAAAGGACTTTATTTATATGGGTAGTCAATATCCTTTGGAGGTGGACGGAGAAATTTATAAAATTGATTTGCTCTTTTTTCACAGAGGTTTACAATGTCTCACCTGTGTGGAGCTGAAATCGACTCCATTCAAGCCCTCTTACATGGGGCAATTGGAATTCTATCTGGAGGCTTTGGATAGGGACGTAAAACGGAGCAATGAGAATCCGAGCATAGGAATCCTATTGTGTGAAAGTGCGAAAAGGCAGGTTGTTGAATATGCTCTCAGCCGTAGTTTAAGCCCGACGATGATAGCGGAATATAAACGGCAATTGATTCCGAAAGATGTGTTACAGCGTTCTTTGGATGAGTTTTGCAGTTATCTGGAAAATCGAAAGTAAGTGTAAAAAATAAGTCGTAATTCCTACCGCAGTGTTTTCGCATTGCGGTATTTTTTTGCCCGATAGATTTCCCTGATTCAACCTCCGGGCTGTAATTGAACTATTCTTCGACTAAAAGAAGAAGAATGGAAACGAAGAACAGCCAACGGATGATTAGTGAAGCTATCCGAAAGATAGCTTTGGGGCGTAGCATTGACCGGGTGGATATGTCGCATTGCGGTACGGGCGGCGTAGGAACAGCCCGACTGATTCATGGGTATGTTGCAAAGGTGAATAGTGATGACGATGAATATCTCGGCACTATTGACGTGGGTGAATTTCCCGACGAGACCGCCAGTTCGGAGCCTATCATTCATAAAGGCGTGCTATTGTCAGGCTTACAGGATAATTCCGGTGGGTTCCTAATTATTCCCACCTTGTTTTCAGACGTTACTATCGTCACAGATGCGGCGACCAAATACGCCTATGTCGTCAATTTCTCCCATGCTGATTTTATACAGATACTCGCTCACAAAGAGAGCGTGATCGGGGTGGCAGAAACCGAAGAACTGGATGCGGAGAGCAATGACTCGCCCGATTATGACCAGTTGGAGAAGACCGGCAATGAAAGTTCCACCCGTTACACTGCCGAAGATATTAAGACTATTGTCAAGAATAAAGATGACAAGCAGGCAGAAATCACGGTCACGCCGGAAAGTATTGCCCATAAGGTAGATAAATCGCAGTTTAACCAGACCACGGACAAGCTGGAACAGAACGTAAATGGCACGACGGTGGTTGTGTCCGATAAGAAAGTGACTATCGGCAGCGAAGATGCCAGTGAGCCGCTTGTACTTGGCAACGAGCTCGCCCAACTGATGCTGGATTTCATCACAGAGTGCAGCAAAATAATGACGCCCACCCTGATGGGCACCATGCCTGCCATTAACGCACCCAATTTCCCCTCGCTGGCCTCTAAGATTCAGAAGTTCCTATCTCAAACCGCCTATACGAAATGAGTGTCATCCTATTACCCGATATTCAGGAATTAGACCCGGACAGCCTTTGTTACTCCATCTATTCCGAGTTGTACCACAATTTCTTTAATGCCCAGGATAAGAAAAGCGAGGATAACCCTTACGGCATCGAGGAAGGCGACGATACATCGATCCGTTTACGTAATACCGCTTATAACTTTGCTTCTGCCATAGCGGGAGCGGTTGCCGGAGAAGGCGGTGGCGGTATTTTGCTGGATTACCTGAAAAAGACGGGCGGAAATATGACAGGGGCACTCCGTGCGAATTATGGCTTTGAAGCCGGTATGGGAAACACCCGGTTATTATGGGCCTATGAAGAAATCGCAGAAGACGGGGTAACCCCTGTTTACGGCTTGCAGGTATCCGGGGATATTCATATCGGCGGTAGCAACCTGTATCTTGGTGGCCGACAATTTATCCGCTACAGTGCCGGGGATGGAATAGCGATCCTTGAGAATCCCGTGCTTTCATTCGGTAGTTCCAACCTTTTCAGCCGTGGAGAGATGGTCTTTGGAGAGAGTAAAGCCAAAGGGGTGGCACTTTCACCGGATACTATCTATATCAAAGGTAAGGAAGTGTACCATGCCGGGAACGCCAATCTTGCTACAGTCAATTGGTCGATGCAAAATGCTACGGTGGCCGGAACCCTTCAAGTTTCGGGCCATGTCACCCTTTTGGGCGAACTCTCGGCTTTGTATGAAGCAAAATTAGGCTTTGGCGGTAAAACAGTCCTGCATATCCGTCAAGAAGAGGCACTGCTAAATGGCTTTCTCACGATTAACAGCGGGTATGGGTTAAAGATTGGTGATACGCCGGTTCTATTCCGTGTAAACGAAAGTGACATTCAACTTTCGTGTGACTACGGGCATTTGCTATTGGGAAGTGAGAATACCCAGCAGATACGGCTTTTTGCCGGGCTGACCGATATAGACGGGGATAATATATTAATCAGTAAATACGGAGCGGCTTATTTCCCGGACTCCTTGCGGGTAGCCCATAACTATGGGGCAGATTTACTTTCCACCTACCGGGAAAACGATGCCAACGAAGGTCTTGTCGTCCACAAGAGAATGCGGTTCGGCAGCAAGAGCGGTATGTTTCTATCCGGGGATGGGGAGAAAATTTTGTTATCCGGCTTATCAGACCAAGTGGTTTTCGGATTCCGGGCCTCAACTTCTGTTTTCCAGTTACCGGAAAGCGGCTCACGTTCTTTCTATCTCCAGACCGGTTGTGATTTTATCACTTTCGACCAGGCGATAGAAGCAAAAAAATCGGTTGGAATTGACGGATCATTCACCCGATTGACAGACAAACACCTATTCTTCACCAGCGAAAACTACCTGTTATCCGCCAGTGACGGAATTAAGCATTTCGGGAATGCCTATTTCCTGAACAGTCTCAGTTCGGAGCGTTTCTCTTCCGGCTTTGCCGGTTATGGTTGGGCGATACTGAAAAATGGTATAACAGGAAATATCGCGGCCACTTTTGACGAGTTGACCATCCGCAAGAAAATGCGGATTTACGAATTGGAGGTACAAAAAAATACGGCTACCAACGGTTCGCTTTGGGTCAGTGATTCATGCAGTGGTGATAACGTGGAAAGAATCAGTTAAGGATGTCAAAATACAATTATTCAACATATAAGATCATTATTGCCCCTGACTCGCATAAGACACAGGGATTGCAAGTTGGTGATGTTGTCCGACGGCAATACCGGGATGCGAACCAATTGATTTATTCGCTGATGATTGTTCTGGAAACCGGAACCGATATTATTAGTAGCAAAGAATCTCACTACTTTATCGGGGCACTGGTGGAAGGTGATGTTCCGCAAAACGGGGAACTGCTGGATTTTGTACGGGTTACCAATTTGTTTGACGAGCAGCGGAGCGGTGCGTTATACCTGACAGCTTCCGACTCCAATTCTCCCTACCTGGATGTTATTGATGGCATGGCAACGGAACGTTCGCTTTACTTGATGGATAAAAGCCGTTGTATCCATGCCGGTGAAATATTTGAGTTTCCGATTACGGGCCGGGTTGCTTACCCTGAACGGATGGTGATTTCTTACCATATCCGGGCTTCCAAACCTCTGGCGAATGTTGCTCTTTCTTTTGGTTATTCGGACGGAAGCGAGACAGACGGCACGGATGCCGTAGGTATATCGACCGAGTGGCAATATAAGCTAACTTTGATTACGGTGGACTATCCTCCCCAGTACGCCCGTAAACTTACGATAGCCCCGGTTCTATCCGGTGAGGATTGGTGTGAGATTTCAGATCTGAACATTGTCCGTTTGTCGGATATTGCCACTTTTCCAGATTCGACTAAAACCCGTATCGGAAAGATTACGGGTATCATTGATCCGGTTTTCGGAATACTCAATGGGTATGGCGCTTATTTTCAAAACCTTTATGCTACCCGTAATGTGAATATCGCCGGAACACTGACAGCAGGAGATGCTAACGGCTACGCTTCAACTTTTTATGTGGGAAAAATTCATAAGAATGTTATTCCCGACTCTGTGAATTGTCTTTTTTCCGGCGGCGTGGTTGTTGAAGAAAACAGCCCGGTTGGTATCGGTCATGCTATCCGTGTGGATAGAGATACGGAACTTACCGTACAATCCGTAGCCTGGCGGCGTGACCATGCAGGGCAACGGTATAGTTTCTCAATCTGGATAAAATCGGATGCAGGGAAGATTTCTTTTTATCAGGACGAGCATTTCATCCGGGAGATAGAGATTACCGTTGCCGGAGAATGGCGACGGCATAAAGTATCGTTTATTGTTTCAGCATCCGAGCGTCCTGCTTTTACTGTTGGGATGAAAAGCGGGCTGAACGGGATATTGCTCACCGCTCCACAAATGGAAAGCGGTGAACATATTACCCAATACCAACCCACGGATGCGCAATTGTCGTACACCGAAGATTACGGGGCATGGTTTTGTAAAGGCGGTATCGGTGGAACGATCCAAAACCCTTTGCTTCGTCTGAACGAGGACGGTTCGATTTGTTCCCGTGACGGTTCTTTTGTCATCCATGCGGACGGAACGGGGCATTTTGCCGGAGGCAAATTCAAATGGACGAAAGATGATATTGAATTGACGGATATGACTATTCGTTGGGGAGAATTGGATGAGGTGGCAAAGGATCAGATATTGTCCCAGGTCAAACCATCCAACATCCGGGCTTTTGTATCTTCAAATCTTCCTACCACTCAGATTTATAACCGTGAAACAAATGTATGGCAACCCAGTTGGGGGAATACACCTCTTTTGCTTACCCCTTCCCTGTACATTGACCGTTATGGGGAAACTGACCTGATAAAGGAAGTTGCCGATTTGAGTTCCGGCAGACCGGGAATTAAGCCCGGTTCGACCTGCTGGTATAAAAACGGGGTGAAAATAGTGAGCGGACAGGATAGCTGTACGGTTGAAGGCTCAATGGGCAAGTATGTTCTTCGCATTAAGGCTAACCATATCAGTCCCCATGCCCCCCAAATCCGCTATGCTTTTCAGGCAATCTGGCTGGATGGCAGTGGCAGCGAATACCCGATAAATGCAGATTTACAATTCACCCAATTGGTTAATCCCGGTTCTACCGTGGTGGCGGTGGCGTATGCACCCGACGGGAATATATTCAGAGATGGTGTCGGTCAGTTGCGAGCGCATTGCGATTTGTGGCGTGGAGCTAAAATAGACAATACGAATGTTGATTACCGTTGGGGAGTGAAAGATGAATCGGTTTTTGCCAATGCCCAACTTTCCATGTCGGCAAAAGCCGGTTCTTACACGATAGCCCTGCGTTCTGTGGCTAATATGATACCCGGAACGACGATATACCTGATCGATCAACATGCCCATGTGATACAATCGGTAGATGTTCAGACGAAAACGGTTACTCTCACTACACCGCTTATCCGTGATTATGTGGTGAATGCCATTGTAACCACCCCTTTCTATGATTCCCTTTTAGGTCCTGGTTGGGCTTTGTTGAATGAAGACAATCGCCGTGGGAGCGTATCGGGTTGGAACACCGACGAGCTTGTGCTTTCCGCTGATGCGGTACAGAATTTTGAAACCTTCAAGTGCTCTATCAAAGATACGGACATGAGTGCCGGAAATGGTTTTGCCGGACAAATCGCGTGTGATGTTCTTACGTTTACAGACCTTTCAGACCCTTATTTCGTGGAGATTACAGGAAAAAAAGGATTTATCGTTAAGAACGATGAAAATGATATAGAAGCCTGTGCCGTTGTGTACCGTTCCGGAGATGAGAAGGATGTAAACGGCATGGTATATCATTATAACTGGAAGCTGTTTAACGCAGACGGAACGCAGGTTGTCCGAAGCTATCAGGGTAAGCAAATCACCGTATCCAAAGACGACGTTAGTGTCCGGGGCGCCCTGATGTGCGAGGTGTACGACGCTCAAAGGCTAATCGCCCGTGGGCAGGTTTCCCTTACGGAATTATTTGATGGCGAGGATGCTTACTCGGTACAGATCCTGACGGACAACGGGACTCATTTTATCAACGGGAATATTACGACTACACTCATTGCTTATGTCTATCAGGGTGGAGAAGATATTACGAACAGCCTTAGCGACAATCAATTCAACTGGTTTAGAATTTCCAACAATCCCGACGGAGATTCCGTCTGGAACGAGCTTCATGCCGGAATTGGCCGGAACGTAGCCTTAACCGATGAAGATGTGTTCCGCCGGGCGACTTTTACGTGTGAAGTAATCATTCATTAAATCATTATAAATTATGGCAGTTATTTCAAGAGGACAAATCACGATTGTGGATTTAAACGATGGTAAATCCATTAATCTTTATCTGGGTAGCAACGTGGCTACGACTCAAATTTTCAACAAGGAAAATAGCAGTTATGTACCATCATGGTCGGCTTCCCCCTTTCTGGTGATTAAACCGGAAGTTTATGTGACAGGAGTAGGAACAAATCAGATTGCCCGGCTAAAGGGAACCCCCGTGTGGAAAATTAACGGCTCTGCCACCCTTTCTACCTTCGGAGCGACAGCGGCAACAGCTTCCCCCTATGCTTTAACTATCAAAAACAACATGACCTCGGTCAATCAGCTTCAAGTGGAATGTGAGGTGACTTATGTCGATCCGGATACGGGTGCCGAAACAAAAGCAAAAACCTCTATCACTTATACAAAGACCATAAACGCCGGTCAATTGATTTGCGCGATTGCTTATGCTCCGGACGGCACTGTGTTCAAAAACGGGGCTTCACCTACCCTAAAGGCACATTGTGACATGTGGCGAGGTTCCACTATCGACAATACGAATGTCACTTATAAGTGGTATAAACTGGGTAGTGGAAACTGGACGGAAATCACCTCTGCCAATGCCGGAGGAATAACCGGTTTTACTACTAATGAAATTACTATTCCAGAGGCGGCTGTACTCAATTTCGAAAGTTTCAAGTGTACTATTAAAGACACGGATTCTGCCAGCGGTACTTATAACACGACGGTAAGTGATGTTATCTCTTTCGCCGATATGAGTGATCCGTATCAGGTAGAAATAACAGCTCCGGCAGGGACTACTTTAACTTCGGGATTGACTTCAACGGCCCTAACAGTAAATTGCTGGCAAAACGGAGAGTTGCTTCCAGATTCTTTTTTTACAGGCGCAACCTGTACCTGGCGAAAATTTAATAAGCTGGGAGTACAAGATACGTCCTGGGGGACTTCGGGTATAAAAACAGGACGAAACCTGACCGTTACCCGTGATGAAGTGTCTGTAGCCGCAACATTCACCGTGGAAATCAGCAAATAAGATATGGCACTGATTGCAAGAGGACAAATAACTATACGTGTTGCCTTGGATACTTTTTCCATCTATCAAACGATTGATAAGATGGCTATTGCGTGTGACTATACAGGAAAGGTTTTGAGTACGCTTACAGTCAATTCGGTCATTTCGGCACGGCAGGGAGAAACCCCGGTAACAGCTTTCAGTATCGGGGCTATTTCCACGCCTGCCGGGTTTCATTCGATTACTGTCAACCCGAATACGAAAACTGTTTCTTATACTGTTGCCGGAGGGAATACTACACTGGCAGATACGGGAACAATAACGATTCCGGTTGTTGTAAACAGCCAGACTTTTACGGTCTCTTTCGGATGGTATAAGGTAAAAGCCGGGGCGCCAGGTAAACCGGGAGTCGATTCAAGCCTATTGGATTGGGTGGCAGATTGGAACAGTGGAAAAACTGTAATTGACGGTCAAAGTGTTATTACCCCAAAGATTTTCGCCGGGACTAAAAATAGCAACGCGACTATAACGGGAATGGCAATCGGTCGGTTCGTCTTAAGTACCCGTAATGCTTCGGGGGTGATTTCTAAAGAAACCGTCAATGGTATTTACGGGTTTTCAGATGGGAAAAAGACGTTTGCCCTGGATGCGACCGGCAATGTGCAGTTAGGAAGCGGGAATGAATACATAAAATATAATGTATCGACCGGAAAGGTTGAGTTTGGTTCGGCAGTATCACTTCATTGGGTTGGGGCTACCTATATCAATTCTTCAGGTATTTTTACGGGTACTTTATCAGCCGAGACTGTAAATGCCGTCCGAATCAACGCTTCACAAATCGCAGCAGGTACTATTAATGCCGCCCGTATTGATGTCAATGCTTTAAAGGCTTCATTGATTACAGCTACGAATATCGAAGCTCTTATCCTGAATGTAACCAAGGGAAAAATTGGTGGCTGGTCCCTGGATGGGGATTCTATTTTCAGAGGAACTAAAAATAATGTTTCCGGGGGTTATACTTCTGCATCCGGGGCGATAACAATTGGTTCCGTGGGTATCCGTGGTTTGAAATGGAGGTTGGACGCAACGGGTGCAGGTGCTATTGCCGGAAGTAATATTTCATGGGACGCTTCGGGTAATGTTACTTTTTCTACCGCAGTTTCTCTTTTGTGGACGGCTGCTGCTGTCAATGCTTCCAACAGCGGGAAGCTGTATGTCCGGGGAACCGGGATGAATCACTCTGCCACCCGCAAGGTGATGTTAAACGGGAAAGTTGTGAATGAAACGAGTTCGAGGGGCTTGACTTTGACGGTGATTGCCCGTGACACGCTGGTTGTTAATTCTACGACGAATTATGATGTGTATAGCAGTGATACAAATTGTAATACGCTTGCAACTACTTTAAACGCTTTAGGAAGTGATAAGATTGTTATTTTAACTTCTTATGATGCTATTCGTATCAATGCAACCCTGAACACGGCAATTCAACGTTGTGGTGGCAGTGATTGCCTGATTACCGATGCCCGGAATCCTTTTGCTTTTATCGGTGTTCCGGGGATTGGAAAGAATAACGGTTTGTTTTCATTGTACGGGTTGGAGGCGACAGCTCCTTACGCTGAGTTATCCACGTTGGTTGTCAATGGTGTACCGCAAGGGGTTTCTATCAATGGGCAGCGCAATACTTTTATCAATGGTAACGGCATTTACACGGGTTTGGTAAATGCTAATCAAATTTCTGCCGGGACGATAAATACGGCCCGGTTGAATACAACAGAACTGAAATCCACATTAATCACAGCAGCTAATATCCAAGCGTTGACGCTAAATGTAACGAAGGGGACTATCGGTGGCTGGACGATTAGCGGCACGACCTTATCCGGCGGGCAGATTGTATTGGATAAAGCGAATAGACGTGTCGCTGTTTTTGGAGCTTCTTCAAGCACCACGAGCGGTCACCGGGTGCAATTGTATTATAACAGTAATACCGATTTTGGCCTATATGCGACAAATTCAGCCGGTACGGTTATCGCCCAAATAGGAAGCACGAACCGTATTGCCGGCTGGGTATTTGATAATGCCCAGATTTACAAGAACAGTGTTTATCTGGGAGCAGACGGGAGCATTTATAATGGGAATAAGTGGCGGTTAAATAATGACGGTTCAGGTAGGATAGCAAACGGTAATATCCTTTGGGACGCTGCCGGTAACGTTACTTTCGGCAATTCTGTCTCTCTAAAGTGGAAAAATGATATTGAAGCCGCCAAGAGTACCAATTTCGGGTATCGTTATTACAAAAAAATCGTGATAAACGGAGAATCGGGAAAGTATTACCCGGTGGTGTTCAAAGGAGGTGACCAAAGCCACAAACGAACTATTCTTATTCGCCGTGCTTATGCAGAACAAGCACCATCGGACTGGGACAATAACAGCAGTACGCACATGGGCGGTCTTATCCTATCTATCATGGCAAATTTCGGTGGTTGGGGAGGCGCTTCGTACTCGTGGGATATCTATGAATTGTCTGAGTGCTATTCCCGTATGTTTGCCGGAGCTGCCTTATGTGGAAACAGTTGTATGTTTGCCATCTTTCTGAGAGGAGGCGGAAGCACCGGGGCTGCTTACCATATCTATTCAGACCAGACCATAGAAAACGGTTCGTACAGCCCTTCGCCTATTCCTTCAGCTCCCCAAATAGCCTATGCTTCCGACCAGATTTTTTTGTCGGGAGATTATAAGGCTTATGCCCCTGCCCCCCGAACTTTAACCGCGAGCGTAGAAGAGGAAATCCGCCGTCACCATTTTATCGCTTTGGCCCAAGGAAATGACTCGACCCTGACCGCACACCCTTTGACTTATATAGGCAGTACAGGTATATATACGGGCACTTTAACGGCGATGCAAGTGAATGCTGTGAATATCAATGCTTCGAGCATACAATCAGGCTCTTTATCGGCAGACCGTATTGCTGCCGGTAGTATCCATGCTTCTAAACTGAATGCAGCAAGCATCCGGTCGGATATCATTAATACGAGCTACATAAACGGTTTAAGCTGTGCTTTCGTGAGGGGGACAATTGGCAGTTGGAGCATTGGTGCCGACAATATTACCAGTGGCAGTGTAGGTTCCCAAGGCACTTGTCCTATACAAATCCGTTCAAAGGCTACCGGTTCGGGCTACTGGTATAGTGGTTCTTACCGACCCTATGGTATCTGCCTGACCTGGCATCAAAGCAGTAATGCCGGTCATCTTGTTATTGGTCAGATTGCCGGTTCGGGTAATACTGTAAAGACCGGTTTTATCGGCATACAAATGATGTCGTGGGATCATTTGGAGTATTTTTGTTTATCGGCGAATTACACCCGTTCGGGAAGTAAGGAGCTTTATAACCGGATCGCAGGTTGGAGTTTTGACCATAATCATATCTGGAAAAACAATATTTCACTGGGCAGTGATGGTTCTATTTCAAACAGTAGCCGTTGGAAACTGAATAATGATGGTAGCGGGCAGGTGGCAAACGGTAATATATCATGGAATGCCTCGGGTGGAGTGACTTTCGGTTCTTCGGTGTCCGCACAATGGACGTCAGGGATTACGACGGCTCAAGAGTTGGCATCAGCGATGGCATTCGGAAAAATGTTGTACCGAGATCCGACTTTTTACACGGGTAATAATTCTATCGGGACATATAATAACAGTTCTAATGGAACGGTTGTTATCACCCGTATCTATGAAGGGAGTGCTCCTAATGACAGTAAGTATGTTCTAAAAATACAAACTAACGGTGCCGCTTCTCCCGGTAACGGTGGCTTTTATTTTTCGACAGGGACAAATAACCGAAAAATACTTGTAGCCCGAATTATAGCCAAAATCCCGGTAGGTCATAATATCCAGTGGGCTTCTAACAATATCGGAACGGGAGGCAGTAGCCGTTGGCTTACTTCCAATATCGGGACGGGTGATTGGAAAGAGTATGTGTATAAGGTGGTTTGTGGTACTTCCAATTTTTCGACTACACATTATTATTATCTTGATGGTACGCAAGGGAGCAGCAGTGCCCCTTTGGTTTGGTATGTGGCTTATGCGACTGTGTTTGATGTGACGTCAAGCGAGAAATATACTACTACCATCAATTCCGACGGTATCTATACCTCTACTCTGAACGCCAGCCAGATTGTAACCGGAACGCTCAGTGCGGACCGTATCGCTGCCGGGAGTATCACTTCTGCAAAACTGGATGCAGCCAGCATAAGGAGCAATATTATTAATGTAAGCTATATTAACGGGCTAACTTGTGCCTTTTCCAAAGGCACCATTGGAGGCTGGAATATCAATTCTTCCCAGATTTACAAAAACAGCGTTATCCTGTCATCGGACGGCTCTATTATCAACGGAAGCAAATGGAGATTAGGTAATGACGGTTCAGGGCAATTGGCGAACGGCAATATCACATGGGATGCCAAAGGTAATGTACAAGCCAAGAATGCTATATTTACGAATGTACGGATAAATGGCAGTGTACGAAATAAGTTTGTGCTCAACGATTCGTCTATCTGGATTGGAGGCGACACTTCGCAACAAGAAAATCTCGTGAATTATGATAATATTGTGGCAATCCGTGGTAGTTGGGATGAAAATATAGCATTGCCGTGGTCTTTAGAACAAAGCGGACGCAGGGTGACACTGGTGAACTATAAATGGGGCTCTAATACCACTGTCGGGTATATGACAATTACCGCACCGAGTGGAAAGTATTTTTTCGAGGACGGCATACAGAAAACATCTATTACCTTTTCGCGTGAGCTTTTGGAATTGCTCGGTTATGGTGACAGCGCGACTTTTTTCGGCTGGATTGTAATCAACCGCAGGGACATCATGTGTACCGGTAAGTATGGTAGTTTCCTACAAGTATTGGCTTCGGGAATCGTCACGTTATCCGGGACAAGCGTGTCTTTAAAGCAAAAGACTTTTGACGGCTCTCGGATATCGGTCAGCCGTACCGGAACCGGTCGTTATACAGTATATCTGCCTTGGAACCTGAGTAGCAAATACTTTGTTCAAATGACTGGTTATTATACCAATACGCCTATATATGCAACGATCATAGGGGTTTATGGCTCGTATTTTTATGTACAAACACAGGACGATGCTTCGGCAAACGAAGGTTCATTCTGTTTTCAAGTTTTTAGCACGGCAGACTGGTCATAGATAAACCTTTTATGTGAGTATGCTCTATTCTGAATGAAATCATTTTTAATTATGAATATAACAAATACTGTTTTAACAAAAACGGCGGAAGAGACGACCGCCAATGCGACTTACATCATTGAATATGTACTGATTAATGAAGTGCTAACCCGTATCCACGCCACCGTGCAAGCCTTCCAGCCGGACGGAATAGCAAAGCTGGATGTCGGATATATCACTTACGAGAACGGGAATATCTTTTGTAACCTGACCGAGCAAGGCAAACCTTCCCTTTATTTTCTCGATTTTGAGAAATTCGTTGAGAAAATCAAAGAGAGTGCCGGAGAAATGCAGCAGCCGGAAAACATTTCCGACAGATAGCCACTATTCGTTTTAAGTAAACCATTAAAAAAGTAAGCATGGAACTAACAGTAAAAGACCGGCTGTATATCCCGGCACTATTACCCAAAGAGGGTAACTTTAAGCAATTCAATCTGAAGAAGGAGATTGCACGCAAAATCGAGATTTCAGATTCCGAACGTGGGGAGATTAATCTGAGAGAGAACGCTGAAACCAAGCGTATCGAATGGGACGTTGAGAAAGAGACTCCGCTTTCCATTGAATTTTCTGCTGACGAGGGCGAATATCTGAAACAGGTGTGTGAAAAAATTTCGGACGAGAGTTTGCCGGATGATATGTGGGCTACTGTCGAGAAAATTTTCGATGGTCTGACTGTCTAAATTAAACCATTCCTGCCCTTTCACTCTATTCTTCGGGTAGAGTGAACTTTCCCGGTCGCTCTGACAAAGCAGCCGGGATTTTTTTTCAAACTATGGCAAGACAAGATATACAGATTGACACGCAATACGGCGAATTGAAAACGACGGACAATATTGTCGGCAAAACGCTCTATGACCTTGTATTGCTGGATTATGCGGAAGGCGCCGATAACGATAATTATATTTATGGCGATGTTTTTCTTCCGAAAGGAAGCGAGAAGCGGGTACAGGATGGCTTTCAGGCGCACGTCTATTTGCCTTATGCCCCGCAATATAAAGAACTGATGCTCCGGTTCCGTGTCGGTGATACAGACGATAATCCGGACTATGTGATAAACCGGACGACCAACCTGCTTTGGTATCCGGTTGTTTTGCCCGGTGGTGAAAGTATCCGGTTAGCGGAGTTCCGACGATTGAACAGCGAAAACTATTACAATCTGATTTTATCTAAAGGACGGCTTGAGTTGTATAGCGGGCATGAAACGGACTTGCTGATTAAAGCCTCGTTGCCGCAGAACGAAACCTTTTTGTTGAAAGCCTCCGCGGGTACTCTTTACCAGCATCCCTTGACGGGTGTCGGGCTAATTGATTACCTGCATGGGAACTTTGAGAATACAGGTCTGGCAGCCAAGCTGCAAAGTGAGTTTGAGGCGGACAATATGATTATTGTCAATGCTTATATGGATTCAGCGACAGGAGAACTATTACTGGAAGTAAAAGAGAAAAATGGGTAGATACAGCGTTATTGCAGGACAGAACCTCTACGATGTGGCAATCCACACCTACGGAGCCATTGAAGGAATTACCGATTTGCTGGTAAATAATGAATCCCTTTCGCTGGATGACGATATACAAACCGGCGACGAGTTGGTTTATACGGATGATTACCAAATAGACCGGGAAGTCGTTGCCTATTATCAAACGCATGGCATTACTCCGGCTTCGGGAGAACTGCATGTCTATCCCAAAGTCTTCACACTTCCTTTAGCTATCGAGCTTTATCTGGCGAACACGGAAATCAGTGCCGGTTTTTCTATATCGGGCCGGGGAAAATTGGAAATAGACTGGGGGGACAACTCCGCAGCCGAGATAATCCCGCTAACGGGAAAGCCGTTACAAACCAATCATCTTTTTGATTGTCCGGTAGGTGGTAAACGAAAAATTTCACTGTATATGGAAGGTTCATTGCAAGCCTTTGACCTCACGGGATTTCACCCGTCGGAACTGTATATATTAAAACCTCTTTCCGTGGAACGGTTTACCCTGCGGAACGCCGTATTATCCATCGTCAGCCTGCCCATGTTCCCAGAAGTGTATGATGTATGTCTGGATGGATTGAAAACGGATGTCCTGACTCCACTACTGGAGCTGAAAAACCTGATGAGGCTTTCGCTGTGCGGAACGGTTTACCGCCAGCCCACGATAGACGCTTACCTGACGGGGTTGGTTACCCGGCACGACAACCGGCGTAGCTGCCAAATGACGTTTCAATGTCAGCCTTCGGGCACGTACCGGGAACCTGCAAAGGATGCAAACGGGCGGTATGTAATCGGCTCAGGTATGGAAGCCATTTGGGTACTGACGCATGAAGAAGCCTGGAACGAAGGTTCACCCTGGGAATTTATTATTAACGGTTTAATTTATAAGTATGAGCAGAACGATACAGCAAATATATGATGAAGCGGTACGGGAACGCAATAAGCGCCTTGAACTTTCCGAATTTTCAAGTGATTCAAAACTTTCTATTCTGAACGGTATTACGTGGACTTTTGCGGCGGTGGTATTCAGTTTTGAGAGCCTACTCGATGTTTTTGCCATCGACATATCGAATATTCTGAATAACCGGATTAACGGAACGCCTACCTATTATATCAACGCCTTACTGCAATACCAGCAAGGTGACGAACTGGTGATGCGTGAAGACGGGTTGGCATTCGGATATAACCAGACTGATCCGACGAAACAGATTATTACGCAAGCCTCCTATATGGAAAGCCATGATGACGTGAATCTGGATAATAAATTGATATTAAAGGTTGCCACGGGTGACAAAGGAAACCTACACGCTATCCCGGCAGAGGAACTGGTACTGATTCAGTCGTATATCAACCGGATTAAGTTTGCCGGAACCCGCATTGAAGTAACCAGCCAGGAAGGGGATATTTTGATTCCCCGTTTGTCGGTTTACTATGACGGTGCTGTTTTGGAGTCGGCTATTTACGACTTGATTGAAGAACAGCTTAATACCTATATGCTGAGTATCAAATTTGACTCGACTATTTATGTGTCGGATATTATTGCGGCCATCCGTAAAGCCGAACATGTAACAGACGTTTATATCGATGCGGCAGCGCAACCGGAACAAGGAGTTTTTATCGCTCCTTATGACAGTGACGGTCATCTGACACCGGTCCGGCGTATCGGACGGATGAGCCATACCTTTTCGGGTTACTTGAAACAATCGGGTGGAGAAGGTGAAGAAAAAGGGATTCCCAATTTCCGGGAAGCTATCAAACTAATTGTAGATCATAATGAAGAGGTATAAACTCCCTATCGACAAACTGGTAAACCGGCTTGTGCCTTATTACCTGAACGGACGCCGGTACATCCTACTTCTGCAAAGTCTGGTTTATCCCTTGCAAACGCTGAACGAGCGTTTTATGGCTTTTGCCAAAGATAAGCATATTGAAGCCCGGATGACCTCGCAGATTGTTTGCTTTGAGTGGTATCTCAATTATAAGTTCGGACGTTACCTCGCTGATTCCACCGACCGTATTTTTCTGTCGGAAAGCGTGTCGCTGGGTGTGGATTTATACCATGAAGACGCTGTACATGGCCGCCCGTTCACTGTCTGGAAAGAAGGTGAGGCTGTCTTGGTCTCCAATCCACAAGAAAAGCCCAGGGAGTTTTACCGTATAGCGGAAGAACGCGCCATCAATAAAGTGAGTTTTATGGTAAACGTTCCCCCCATTAAAATACCCACGAAAGAGTTTGTTTACCAGCTTTCTTATGTGGTAAACACCTATAAGGTAGCCGGGAAAACGTATTTAATCAAGATTGACGGAGAAGAAATTGCACCTAATAACAACACTAAAATATGAAAGAATATATAGCAGAAACCGGCGGAAGATATACCTATTCGGACGATGTGCTGAATTTGCAGGAACTGGCATTGAGCCTGACCGCCCTTTTTTCGGAATGTCCGGCCTTTATCATTTCCGGCTGCCAAACCGAAGGCAATACGATTACCCCCGGCTACGTGTGGCTGGGTGGCAAGATCCGCCATTTCGGGGGCGGG